GGTATCGTACTGACGCCAATCTTATCAGCAAAGTAGTCGAAATCTATGGGGTCGGGCATCTCTCGCCCAAAGAACTTTACAGGTGCTGGTGGGTCAGTCTTGTGGTTATGCGTAAAAGGTACACGAAGAACACGAGCGCCATCAGCTGTGACCGCTGGGTCTGCCAACAAGTTATAGTGTGCGCATGACCTCTTCAGTCCCTCAGCTACAGGAAGCCATTCTTGCAACGACACTGGTTCTTTTAGAGGCCAGTACACATGCACACCACGCCCCGAGTTTATAATTGCTGGCTTGGGTAGCCCTGTCTGGGAACAGAAACTACGTAGTGACACCAACGCGTCCTGCTGTGTTGCGTAATCTTTGCTGGGCCCACAATCTAGGTCGAGAAACATAGCTTGAATATGTTTTACGTTATCGACCTTACGTGACGTACCCGCTTCAAACGTAGCAAGCGCAAAGTAGGCATCGAAACCGTTTTGGTCTGCCATGTGTGCGGCATTTGCTAGTTCAGAGCGTGTACCATAAAACTTTTGTATTCTGCGGTCATTGGCGGTGTCAAAGGCGAACATACAATAGAAGCCTTCGTCAGCCAGTACCCTACTTAAAAATGTATCTGTATTCATAACAACCTCTCCCGAAAAAAGATGCAGGGGCAGGGGTGTTGCAACTCACCCTTTTCGGCTGGGGAACGAACAAAAACCAGCCTAGCCCCTACAGAGTAGCTTAATCGTCCCAATCGTCCACGATGCTACTCAGGTCGTCATTGTCGTCTGGTTTCGGAGAGGATTTTTTGACGGCCTTCTTTGGTTCTTCCACCACTTCTTCGGTAGGGGCGGAAACTGTACCTGCTGGCAACTTCTTTGTATCTACATTATCAGTTTGTGCCACAGTCATGGTGATAGCCCTTTCGGTTTCTGGCGAGTCCTTCAAGGCAACAACTGCCTGTAACTCTGCTTCTTCCAGAGGGCGTACAGGTTTGAAGAACAGCTTTGGTGTATCGCTGTTTTCATCAAAGTACATTTCAGTCACGATAGCAATAGCTGGCGTTTTGTGCGCCTGAAGATAACGAGCGTAAGCCTGCATCGGCATCTTACCATCTTTCGCTTCACCAAACACGGAAGTGGCTGGTAACTGAAGCTGATAGACTTTCTCTAAATCGCCTTCTAAAGCTACAGCGATGCGTTGTGCAAAGCGGCAAGCGCGTCCTTCGCCCTGACCTGAACCTTTTACGTTCTGAGGGCAATCTACGCAACGTGAGGCCTGCCGCTGTTTTTCTGGCACATCTTCTGCTGGTGTATTGGTATCTGCTGACCAACAAGTTGGTGGGGCTGGATTCTCAGGGTCGTACGTACCACCATAGTAAGTGCGAGAGATACGAGCCGCATTAACGATTACTATATTTAGCTTATCGTCTTTGCTTACGTTCACCTGTTCGCCACCTACGATTTCACGGAATTTGCCGCCACGTAAGCTGATGCGACGTAACTTATTACCGTCACCACCGCTCAACAGATTGTCATTTACATCCACCAGTGATTTGAATAGGTCACTAGCTACAAGCGCATTGTTTTCAAACAAGTCAGACATTATCGTCTCTCCTACATATCTTCATCAAGTTCGGGTTGACCCAGCCCTGCCATTGCAGGTTGAAAGTCCACCACTGTTGCGGTTGCACCACCCTTCTTTTTGGTTAGTGCGTCTGTCACATCGTCAATACTAAATCGGTAAGTGTTGCCGATATTTACATAAGTATCTTCGGGGATGTGTTTGTTCCGTACCCACATTCTGATAGTAGATACAGAGACAGAAAAGTGCTTTGCCAATTCCTCAATCGGCACATACGGATTGCTCATGATTTCTTCCTAACTGATATTATGTACTCCGAGTCCACGTTCAGACCCTTCGGTACTACATCGGGGTTTTCTTCCAGAAACTGCCTCATATTAGATTGGTTGAGCCGCTTGTCTAGCAATTCGGGTACTTCGTGTTCAAGTATAAACTTGTGCATCTGCTCCCAATCGCTTGTCCAATACTTAGCTCTAGTAGTCCGATAAAAGACACCTTCCGAAGTCTTTACACTCTCAACGTTATGCGATTTGCAATAGTCGAGTAGTGCCTTTTTAATCTTCTCCATTTGTTCGAGAAGATTATTCTCTTCTTCCTTAAACCTATTCGCAAGTTCGGCTCTCTTTGCCCTAATCCGCAAATAGGTTTTAGTCAGCTTGTCTACAGGGATACCATTATGTTCTTCTTTTGACATTTCATTCTCCAAATCTGTGTCAGTCTTTAATATATAATGACAAGAAATGGACTAGTCAAGTATTTCTTGGTAAAGGTCTATCATTTTTGTGTGTACATCAATTCTGTTATCTAGCAATGCGTAAACACGCTTCTCGATCGCAGAGCCTTCTAACTGTACTACGGTACACTTGTGTGTCTGTCCTGAACGATGTACCCTGGCGTTTGCCTGTGCGTATGTTTCCAGAGAACTTGTTGGTGCCCACCATACGACTGTGTTCGCCGCCGTCAACGTAACACCATGCGCCGCCGCTTGTGGCTGAATGACCAGCACTTTCGGGTCGGGTTTATCTTGAAAGTCAGAGAATATTTCTGTGCGTTTGCCAGCACTCACATCACCTCGGATTATCTCAGTGGTGATACCGTCCTTGCGTAGTTTGTCTGCCAGCACATCTATCGTATGCTTGAACGGCACAAACACCAGCACCTTCTTGCTACTCTCGTCAATCACTTCTCGTAGCACTTGGTAGCGGTTCTTGATGTCGAACTCTAGTGCCTCTCCTTCATCGGTGTAGACCGCACCAGATGATATCTGCAACAGCTTACCCATCTGTACAGCGGCATTGGCGGCTGTTATCTCCTCACCAGCGGCTTGCATAATCATACGGCTCTTGAGGATGTCGTAATACTTCTTCTGCTGTCTTGTTAACTCCACGCGCCTTTTAACATACGTCATAGGCGGTAGGTCTAGGCACTGTTCTTTTGTGTATCGGATAGCTGGCTGTAGTGCGTTGTACACTACATCGGTGGCGTTCTCTTTAGGCATCCACTTGAACTGTGTCACCTTCCACATCACCATGTCTCGAAACGAGCCAAAGAAACGAGGCACACTGTTCGGGTTTATCATCTTGGCTAATCCGTAAGCGTCCAGAGGCGACTGTGCGGCTGGTGTACCCGTCATCATCCACATCCAAGTATCAGGTGTTAACAACTTGTACAGTGTCTTCCAACGTTTAGTCTGCGCGTTCTTGTAGTGTGTCGCCTCGTCTACAATAATCAGGTCGAAGTCACCCTCCGCAATAGCTTGCGATACAACCTCTACCCCATCGTAGTTTATGATGATGAACTCAGCATCGGACTTAACTATCTGTTCACGCTTCTTTGGTGCGCCATGCGCAATATCCACCTTACGGTGCATCGCAAACGTAAACAGGTCATTCTTCCATGCGCTGTGCATAATCGACAGAGGGCATATAATCAGCACTCGTCTGACTAGTCCTTGTTTCATAAGAAAGTCTGCCGCCCAGATAGCACTGGCTGTTTTACCAGTACCCTGCTCGTTGAAACAAAAGGCTCGTTTGTTAAGGGTGAAGAACGCGGCTGTCTCTCGCTGGTGCGCGAAGGGTTTATACTTACCAGTCCACTGATATTTACCAGTAATAGGTGACGGCACGTTTATATTTATGTCATTGAGGGTTTGTGCTTCTTCAACACCCCATTTAACGGCTAACCGACCATCATCTAGTAGCTTGCTGTTTGGTAATAGTGTCGTAACCTTCTCAGGGTGTTGAAGACGTAGCACGACAGCCTTATTGTCATATACTTCCATGTCGTTTCTCCTGTTAGGGAACTCCCTAACTTTTCTTTGGCTTACTCATTCGCCCACCAGCACTGCGGTTCTTCTTTGGGCTTTGTAATGTGTAACCGTCCTTGTTAGACCCACCCTTACTTAACGCTTTCTTGTGGGCTACATCTTTACCTTTGCGGTTAACGCCTTTCTTGTCAAGCTTGCGTCTTGCTCTCTGGCGTTCCATTCTGTTCTTGTGTTCGCCTCTGGCTTTCTGTTGCTCGTACTCTTTCTTGTACGGCCTTTTAGATTTAGTATATGGCATTAGCCTCTCCCGTTATGTGGACACTCCAGCACTACACAATGCCGCCTACAAAGCCCACTTGGGTTGGGATTCCACACATCGTTCTCGAAAGCCGCTTCCATCGCACCATACTTATCGAGCCACTTCTTCCACAGTTCTGGCTGTTGGTCTGCGTTGTATGTATCGCGTATAAGTTCGTTACATACCACAAACAGTAGCCCAGCCTTTACTTTCTTCACCGTTGGAAAGTGTTTGAAAGTAGCCAGAGCCATCAACTCCAGCTGGCCTTTATCTGCGTAACGTGTGGACTTACCCGTTTTGTAATCAATCACGGTAGCCTCATCGCCATTCAGTATAACTAAATCTGCAATACCGCGCCACCAAACATTGTCGGCAAAGAACGTGCATGGTTCTAGGTCTACCGTAATCCCCATCTTGTATTCACATAACTTCTCACCTTCTTTGGCGATCAGCGAATCAAGTGTAGGTTTGATATACTCAAACTTCTTTGGGATTGGTTTTCTGTCTCGGACGTATTCCTCACAAGCAAGGTGAAACTCAGAGCCGTACAGCATAGCCTCAGTCTCAGGCTCTTCGTACTCTCGCTTCACCTTTACATGATAAAACTGTTTCGGACATTGCTCGAAAGACTTGAGCCTACTGAACGACCACTTTTCACTCATCCACAATCCCCATACGATTTGCCTGTGCCAGACTCACAATCAATCGGTAAGCCATCTGCCCAATCAGGTGTCCAGCGCATACATCCCTCAACATATTGTTGGGCTTCGCTGACCTCATCGTCTCGTACGCAACATACAATCGAGTCATGCACTGTCATCACAACTTTGTATTTGCTAGCTATTTTTAGCATCTGCTCACCAATAATGCAACGTGCTATCGCTTGGCACACATTCTCTATAACTTTTCCACCGTAGATGCGTGTTCGGCCTAGTCGTGTTTTGTAGGACATCTCTATGCCCTTCTCACCCTGTTCTGCCCCTAGCCCATCATAACGTAACAACAAGTTTGAGGGTAATAGTAAACCTGTAGGGCTCGTATAAGCAGTAATCACTCCAGCCTTACCAAAGTTTAACCTGTCGCCTCTCAACATATAGGTCAACGTATTGTTAGCGTCTCGCCATAGCTGGTTAATCTTCCAGTTCGCATCACGGTAGATGTTGATTACCCTTCGGGCTTCTTCTAACTCCATATCAAACCCAAAGTTTTTTAATTGTGCTTGAAATTTAACTGCTCCCATGCCGTACCCTGCGCCCAAGATAGTGGTCTTACCCACAAACCGTTGGTCTTTGGATACATCTTCTTCGGGGACGCCGTAGATGCGAGAAGCCATCTTCACATAAACATCTTCACCGTTGGCAAAGGCTTGGGTCAGGTCGTCCTGTTCGGCTAGCCACGCCAGCACTCGCGCTTCAATCTGTGACGAGTCAGCATCAATCAAGCTGTAGCCCTCTGGTGCGATGATACCACGTTTTAGCTTTTTGCCGTTTACGCCACGGCTCGGTAAGTTCTGCAAGTTAATCTTGTCATCACCGCCCCATCTGCCAGTATGTGCGGCATAGTAGCGTATCGGTACGGGAAGTGTTCCACGTTTAGCTATATCTATAAACCTCTGTGTACGTGTTTCCTCTAGTGTACTCTTCGTACCAAGTCTAGCTGACACCAACGATTGCACTTTGTCGTTGTCGTGTTCTGCCAGAGCCTTGAACGCTTCGTCTGTCTTGGCGAAAGCGTATGTCTCTTTACCTGTAGTCGGACTGACCTTCATAGGCGGCTCTACACCTAACTGCCGCAACAACTCCGCAAACTTCGGATTGCTCATCAGTTCTTCTTTACTCACCCCTGCTTTCTCCAGCAGTTCATCCTTACGGTCTTTTGTTTCGGTGAGGTGCTGTTCAAGTAGCCCCAAGTCTAACTCCAGCATAGGGTCAATAAACATCCGCAACGTCAGGTCTATCAGCTTCATCTCCATCTTCGGAAAGTCGTTAGCCATAATCTTGAACAGCTTGAATGTCAGGTCTACGTCAGTGACACAATAATCGCCATACGCGGCAAGTTCGGCATCAGTAAAGTCCACGCGGTTCTTACCCTGCGCGTTGTTTACTTCGTAACCTTTCGTACCAACTCCGTACTTATCGCTGATTGCTCTCAAACTAGCACTTGTTTCCACGCCATGAATTGCTCGTGCCATGCACATCGTGTCTGCATAAGCCTTCGGCTTGATACCAAACCGCCAGTTCAGTATCGCCCCATCGAACATCGTATTGTGGCAGACCAGCATAGCGTTACCCCAATCAAACATGTTGAGGTACGCTTGCAACTGTTCCTGTGTACCACTAGCCCATTCGGTAGGTTCGTTGTTAAACTTCACACCTACACCGATAACTTCAAACCGAGAGTCTCGTATGTACTCCTCAGTCGTAACTTTTCGTAGACTGAACTCTTTGCTGTAGAACGTCTCGAAATCTAGGGTTATTACGTCCACGTTTTTCTTCCTCTTTTACTCGTTTCATCCAACACGAAGGGCAGGAAAATACGCCATCGCTATTAACAATGGCGTACTCCTCACATTTATCACATTTGCGCTCAAGCATCTGATTGCATCTCTCCACCCAGCGCACCGTAACCGCAGATGTCTACCCAACTGTCGGGGCTGTCGGACTTCATCAGCCTAGCTGACTTCACCGCAATCATGCACAATGCTACCTGCTGTGCTGTTATTTCTGTTCCTAACAACACTGACCACATCTTTGCAATGTCATCAAAGTTCTGCTTCGCATCACCGTACTCGTCTGCTCGAGCGCCATTGACCAGCTTGTCTGCTTGTGCCAACACGTTTGAGCGTGACTTACGTACTGTTCCGCCGAGTCCGTTCCAAGCATCTAGGTCTTTCTTCTTAGTGTCTGGTACTAACACTTCCATTGGTGTACCTATCTTGCTCTTTAGCATGTACACGTACTTGGTTGAACACCCTGCCTTCTCTGCTATTTCTTTCACAGGGGCTTTCGGGTTCGCCAGTAACATCTTCCAAACTTTTTCGTGCTTCGTAGTCTTCTTCCTTGCCATATCATTTCTCCATTAGGCTTCGGGTTCAAACGGCAACTCTAACTGCCGTTCATCTTTGGTTCGGACAATATCAAAAGATACCACCAATGCGTTCTCATCACTGATACTATCTACAATCGTCCACATAAAAGGACTAGTTTTTAACCATTCCTTAAATCTCTGTTCTTCTGTCATGCCTAGATTCCTTTTCGTCCTTTGTTGCACCAGTCATTTCTAGTTTGCACACACTACAGACCGTAGGGTCAACGCTGTAATCTACTTTAGTCTTGCATTTTGGACACAAACCTGCATCAATCGCTTTTTGAAAGTATCCCTTCTCCCCTACTTTAATCCTCATCATCGAAGCTAGCCCCCTCTGAAAAAATCCAAGCTTCCAATTCTTCATCGGTCATCGAGTCTACATCAGGTTCGCGCATCACTGCTGGCTCATGCTTCTTCTGTAGTGGCACGAAACTCTTTCTGCGTTTTCTTTTGTTAGGGTTTTCCCTAACTTTCGTGGGCGCGGTAACTGGTTTCGTAACTGGTTTCACAAACAGTTTTTCAACTGTCTGATATTTGTGATTACATGACAAACAAGTACGTCTACGCCATGTGTTATTGTCTCTGGTTCTGGACTCGTCTACCTTAGATTTCGATTTACATTCTGGACAGTTCATATCATTTCTCCCAAAGGGTGGGTGACAGCACCAACAACAAAAGCAACTGTCACCCACTGAGACTAGGGAAGGAGAAGCAAAAGCCTAGTCTCTATTAGTTTATCTCTTGTAAAGTTAGGGTTTCCCTAACAAGTTCGAGATTGTCCTCGTTAATAACTATCGCCACGCCATTGGACTTCTTAATATCTGACAAGTTCTTTTCCTGTAATGGTGTGGGCTTGTTGTTGCCCGCCTTGCACTCGATACCTATGAAGTATCCGTTGTGACAAGCTACGATATCTGGCACACCGCTTTTACCGTAACCACCTGTCACTGGATAAAAGTAATAGCAACCGTACTCCTTCAACATTGCTACAACTTTCTTTTTTACTTTAGCTTCTGGCGTCATAATACTTTACCTCACGATTTAATAATTGACGATAGTTTAGCTTATTGTCAAGCACCTTTTGACATTTCTTTTTTGACCTCATCCTTTATGCTACCCGACAAGGTAACATCAAGGGTATCTGGGTCTGTCTCGGTCAAGACATCGCTTATCCGTTTGCTAGGCACAAGCCGCGCATCAAAAAAGTAATTGTCTATCGCTCTGTCAAAAACAGTCATGTGTTCTGCTAGATGACGCTCAACTTGTTTCTCTACATCATCGTACACAACATGCCGCATCTGCTCTAAATCAACTGGTCGTCTTTTTATCTGCGCCCAATGTTCCTCTAAAACTGTAGTGGCATCTTTTTGTTGTGCTACAATATCTGCCATCTGACTGTGATAAGTTACCATGAAGTTACGCAAAGCATCTTTCACTTGCTTCAGTTCCTTCTTCACTTCGTTCAGTTCATTCGTCATGTTACCATCCTCCATTTGCAAGGGCGTAAATCATGCCCCACCATGTATACTGTTGACTATCCTCAACACCGAAAATCCACAACCAGTCAATCCAAAACAAGGCTGACATAGCCACGAAAAAATATACCAAGAAAGAACCCATAATAACGGTGAGTACCTTCGCTCTATTCTTAACTCTATCCATCGTCTTCATCATCTTCATCCTTTATTATCTGATAGGAAGTTCCAAATGCAGTGCCTACACCGTCAACTCTAGGTGGTAGTACTGATAACTTCCCTCTCTCACGAGATTGCACCATATCCAATATTGTAATCTTGCGTTGTATCCATTTGGGTAACTCCTCAAAATTATCATATATTTCCCTCTCGTTGGGGTCAGGACACTCTAGCCCAATGCACCAGACTTTTATCTTGCCTCGGTGGTCGGCTAGAGTACCTGTCTCCAACTTAACCATGTAAACAGGTTTATCCTTCGACATAGAACAACTCGTCTGTAATCTTCATGCCTACATCCTCAACATACGCTTCATCTTCGAGTATGGTTAAGACTGACAACTTACCCACCAATTCTTCGGGTGCGTTAGTTGCTGTGAACACGTCTGTGGGTGTTACCTTTGTGCTGTACGACAGCATATCAGTACACTGCGCCACCGATAGGTGTTGCCCCATCGGTGTGTTCTTCACTTGCACGAAACGACACTCAAGCTGTTTGAACTTACGCTCATACTTGGATGCTTCTTCATCAGCCGCAATCCAATCATGTATCTTCTCGGCAAGGGTCGCATTGAACTCGTACCCTGTCTGATACATCGTACGCAACTCGGTCATCAACTCGTCTTGCAAAACACTGCGCTTGCTTTGTTCTGCTGTGTTGACCTTCTGAGACACTAGCCTACGCACCGTATGCTCATAATCGTTTGTACTCTGCCTGGCGATGTCGGTAAGAGACATAGGACGCACATACTTCTTTACATGTTTTAGTGCCGTGTCCACGTTCTTCGTCATCTTAGTGCTGAACAACTCACGGTGGTCACTGTACTTTTCGTTACAGATATTCGGACTGACCACACCATACATATAGTCCATAGTGCTGTCCTGTAACTGTCCGTACTTGATGCGCCCCAATACATATGGCTGGTTGTTCATGTACAAGTACGCTGTGCCAGAGGATGTGACATGGGTGTGCAAAGTCGGCATCACCCCTTTCAGCTTGCAGATGAGAAGTAGCAACTCCTCTCCTGCTTCGACATTGTTGTACTTAGCTTTTACTTCTTTTACTAACTTTGGTGTAAATGACATTTCGTTTCTCCTTCTTATGTCAACTTGTTAGGGAACTCCCTAACTAACTACCTTTGTGAAACCACACAACTTGTTTATCCAGCGGTTGTATTGTGCTTTGACACGCTTAACATCTTCTTGGTCGGACATAGTACAGATATCAGAATCTATGCCAAACTGATAAGCAAGGTATAATCTTAGTGAATCATTGTAGCTGGTAATGATGTCTAGTGCAAGTTTTGGCGGAATGCTATTCATTGCGAAATAGCGGTCATCCGTATCATACTCAGGATAATGCTCCTTGACTGCCTGCGCAAACTCAGAACGCATGGACATCTCTTGCTCCCAATTATGTCTGCGGTAATAACTCCCATCGTCTTGCACTACGATAACAGGCGCCATTGCGAAAACATACTCGCGTAGAGAATTGAGAGCCTTCGCGTATCTTGCCTTGACACCCTTGCGAACCAACTGGCGTGGCGGCTTGGGTAGTGAGTGTTCATTCTGGATAATCCAGTTATCACCATCACGCTTGAAAACAAGTTCAGGATTGCGACCAGTCTTGTACTGCTCTCTGCGTATGTTCTGGTTGCCCTTGTTGTAATGTTCGTTCATGTAATCCACGCGAGTAGGCCACCAGTACTTTCCTTTGGGTAGGAAATACCGCCTACCTTGATACCGAACAAACTGCTTGCCGTTGTCGATGACAAAATCCATACGCGGTGGTAGATGTCTGCTGAGGAATGAGTACCTACCATTGTGTGCGGCTTGCCCGACACCATTGCGAATATGCACATACTCCGAGCCACCACGCTTGCGCCATAGTATAGGTGCAAAGTCGCGTGTCTCTTTGGGTACAGGTGGTTCGGTATGACCCCAATAGAATATCTGGTCAGGCGTATCCCAATCCGACAAAGCATAGCAGTTATTGTCCAGCTTGATAATGCGCTCTTGTTTCCGCGCCCTGTCACCGATAGGACGGACATCATCTGCCCTTGTGTGGTTCTTGGATACGATAGGTTTGATTTTGTTATAGTCCTCTACAACATCTGCGAAAGTTCTGTAGTTTGTGTAATATAAAGCCATTGTGTTTCTCCTTACTCGACTGTTATACCGTTGGGTGTTAGGGAAACCCTAACATCTGTACCTGTGTTCGTGATTTCAATCATTTGGACTGACCATGCGTGGTCGTTCATCTCATCAGCCATCAGCTGACCTAGAGCATTGTTAGACTCATGTGAGTCATGCTCGATGTCGCCTGTTTCTTCTCCGATACGAATAAACTTGTAAGCGTACGCAAACTCGTCACCACGTTCTTGGTAGAAACTCTGACATAGTTCAGCCAGATAGTGTGCCGCTTGCACATCCTCGAACATCTCATACCACTTTGTGTCTGTGGCATGGATGGTCAGGGTGTAGAATAAGCAACTGTCCGTGTGATACTTGACCACGAAATCATCTAGCACTTTGTGTTTTTTGACACGCTCATCCAGCGCATACACTGATACCAGTTCTGACAAGATTGTCTGTGTTGGTACTGCGACAGTGAGCCATACTTCGGAACGATAACCCATTACTCTGACTCCTCTGTATATTCCTTTGGTTCAACAAACAGTGTGAGACTCCATATAGGATTTAGTTCGTCTCCACCGACTACAGACCGCCATTCCCACTTGAAGTCTGCACCTAGTTCTTTGGACAGGACTTGTTCTAGGTTGTTGATTACCATAGATGACCCATCGTACATGATATCTTCTTTACTCTGTTTCATAGCTTTCTCCTTGTTAGGGAATACCCTAACTGTTTACATATCTCTTGACTTGACATTGACGGTAACACCGAATGGTGCTTTGCATGACGGATTGTCGATGATGACAAACAGGACAGGACAGTTGAATGTACCCCAATCCCCAATGTAGCCATCGGTCACGACAATTACAGCTTGAGGTTCGATACCCTCTTTGGTCATGTGCTTGGGTACACAAGACAGCATAGTGCCGCCACCACCGACAGGCTTTGTGGATTGTATCATCGTGTCCAGTTCGTTGTTCTGGTACAACTCGTCACCACAAACCTGCGTATCCCAATACAGGATGCGTACCCAATCGGGATGCACTGTATCGCATACCTCTTTGGTTTCGGTAAGACAGACGGATATCTCACGCTGACCGATAGAGCCAGACATATCGTTGGCAACAACCAGCCCACCAATCTGCTCACTGATAGCACTAGGCATATAGTAACCAGATGCGGCATACCTGCGGCTAGGTCGCTTCCAAGTCGAGAAGTCCTTGCCAGCACAATTTGTTGTCACGAAATCACGCAACACCTCGCGCCAGTTGACCTGTGGCTGTAGCAGTTCCGCCAAGTCTCTGTCACCACCAGAGCCAGTCTTGCCAGCAACGAGCGCACCTTGTCGGATAGCTTCGTCCAACTCACGAGCCAACTCGCGTTGCTCATCAGCGGTCATCTCTTGTGCGCCTTCCCAATCGTGGTCATCGAAACCTTGACCGCCATCGCCACCGCGTCCACCGTCACCGCCATCGTCATCATTGTCGTAGATGTCCTTGAATACCTGTGCGGTATCCCAGTTACGATACTTCTCATCGAGGTAGCCACCTTCGGGCATCTTTGCCCAGCCATCAGGATTGTCATCTTGTATCTTGATGTTGATGACATAATCACAAGCGATGTTGGCTATCCTGTGATTCTGCTCGTGAAGATGTTTCCATGTCATTAGGTGTCGGTACAGCTTGTGATAGCACTCGTGCAATACGAGGAAGCGCAACTCGGCATCGTTTAGTGTGTCAACGAAATCGGGATTGTACCATTCGTTCTTGCCATCTGTGCAAGCTGTTGGTGCTTTGGCTTTGGTGACTGACCGTTCGCCAATCATCAGGACACCAGACAGAGCGACATACTTGGGGTTAGCCATGATGTCAACGACCGCTTTGGACAGTCGTTGCTCTGCTGTTAGATTTACTCCGATAGATAACATTGTCGTTTCTCCTTCTGACAATATGTTAGGGTATTCCCTAACTGATTACTTCTTGTCACCAGCGAACATATAGTTGTTCTGCATAGCCCACTCGGTGAACTTCTTGTTGGTCATGACCATTGTTTGCTTGCTGTACTTGGGTGAGCGTACACCGTTGGCAAACATACCCTGTGCTTCTTTGTCCAGACGCACCATGTAGTCCATCCACTGTGACACCCAATCTTTGTCCAGACTTGCTAGTGTGCGATAGACTACCATGCAAACTGCGGCGGCAGAGTCAGGCACTTTTGCGTTCTTCGGGTCAGTCTTGATAGACTCCAATGTAGGTAGCTGGTCAGCCAGTTTGACAAACGCCATCAAGTCCATTGCCGCTCGTTCACCAATCGTACCCATGAGAACAGCTGTGAGCGCATCATCACTGAACTCAGCCCGACAATGTAGCCAATCGGATGCCGCTTCCAATGAGCGTGGTGTGACAAACGATGTGCGTTGTGCCTTCGGGTGGAAGATGTATGGGTTCTCGTCAGGGTCTTTGACATCCTCGAATGATGCGAACAGATGCGGATTGTCCTTCACCCAACCGAGCAAGCTGTGGTCAACACCGTTGTTGATGCCCCACTCAATCCACTCCATGTTGCTTGGTTTGCGTGTGGGTACGACTGCGACGCGGTTACGCGCATGAGGTGGTAACAAGTCACCGACACCCTCCGAGCCTTTGTTGGTGGTAGCAAATACGATGCTGTCAGGGTGCAACTTGTAGCCACCAATCTCACGCTCCTGTATCAAACGAAGCAGTGCGTTCTTGACCGCTGGATTGGACTTGCCGAACTCGTCAAGCATGATGATGACAGGTTTGCCCAGATGTACGCCCAACTCCTCGTTGACTGCAAACCGAACATAGTCCTGTCCGTCCAACTCAGACATCTTTGGAATCATGATGTCACCCAAGTCTTTGGTGGTGCAATCGAAGTAGCATGGCGCATGGTCAGGCAACATATCTGACAACATCTTGAGGATTGATGATTTGCCACAACCCATGTCACCTTGCACGATGATAGTGCGCTTGTTGCCGTTGGCTTTGATGAGTGATGCGATACCGTCCAGAGACTGTGCATACATTGTGATAGCTTGATTAGTCATTGTCGTTTCTCCTTCTGACAATATGTTAGGGAATACCCTAACTGATTACATTTCGATTGATGGAAGCTGTGCGATGATAGCGTCCACATTGGTCTTGGTTTCCCTGCGTAGGTACTCGTCATCACGCAATGCGTCAGCGGTAATACCCTCGAAGGCTTGTTGCAGTTGCTGGCGTAGTGCCGACATCTGCGTATCGTTGGTGACATTACATACATCTAGTACATCGACCAGACCCATGATGTTGCCAACCAGCGAATCACGGAATACTCGCTTGTCCTCTGTGTCAGAGTAATCCAAGCGCTCGGAAGCGTTAGACAAAGCCTTGTAAACGCGTTGCCACACATCACCCATAGCTTGCTTGAAGCAAGTCTCGTAAAAAGAATTGTATCTCTCTTGGATGTCGCGCATAGCTTCATTGCCAATGTCGATACGGAAATCACCAGCATCAGGTAGCGGTTGATACGACAAACGGAATACAAACTTCCTGCGTATGTCATCCACTGATGGGTAATCGTTACTGTCAAACATATCGCCAAGTGATGCCTGTGCATCTGCTATCTTCCAATCATACGATTGACAGAATGCGTCAACCAAACGATAGCCTTCGGCAATCATGCCAGTAATGTCATTGTGATAGGTCGGGTAGCCTTTGGTCGCTAGTAGCTTCTGCCCCATGTTACCCCACGGCATAGTTGCCGAATTGTTGTAGGCGCGTATTGCGTTGATATGTGTGTGGATAGCTTTAAGTTCCTCACAATCTGGTAACAGGCTCTTGGTCACTCTGGCTGTGCGGTCGCCAGCATTGGCGCGCTGTGTTACTTCTTCGGATTCACGCTTGGCTAGCTTTGAACCACGCCATGCAGAGATGCTGAGTTCTACCAGCATTGCACTAGAAGCTAGTGACGGAACAGATTCGGTGTCGATAGGTGATGTTCCGTTTGTTAGGGAGTTCCCTAACTTGAGAACGAGGTCAGCTTTGTTCGAGCCGATTGTATCGGCTGGTGCTGTGGCGTTAGAAGTAAAGTCGTTGATGTTTGTAGTATTGAATGTCATGTCGTTTCTCCATATGACAAGTTGTTGTTGGTACAACCAGAGAATGACCAAAGGAGGAAAACAAGAAAAAATTTGGTCAAACTCTGATTGTTCTTAATAGTATCACATAATACCCCTTCGTGTCAAGTCGTAACTAGGTGTTGTAAAACGTGGTAAGTGATGTAATGTTCTACAATGTTCTGTATGTGGGAACAGGTAAGTCTCTGTAAAAACTGTAATGTTCTAATGTTCCCTAATTTATGAGGTATTCACTACGCCATACCTAAGCGAACAGATAAAGGAACATACATACACTTGTTATAGGCTAGTCGTCACGGTGGATAGTAATATTTATAAAAGGAACATTATATATATATAGTCTTATTTGTTAGGGATTTCCCTAACAGGATACCGTTGTAAACCACCGCACGACACGATTTACCACGATTTGCTAATGTACCTTTTTGCCGAAATAAAAAGGAACATTCTGGAACATTCATAGGAACATTTGGAACATTCACTCGACGCGGCTACGGAACTGGTATCACATCAGTACAAGTGTTAGGGAAGTCCCTAACAAAACTCGTAGCTGTGCGATGCACGAACTCGACGCGGCTACGGAACTGGCATCGCCAAAAATTAGGCACAAAAAAAGGCAGGGTAAAAACCCTGCCTTTCTCGTTGGTGTTAGCCTCTCATCATGGCAATCAACTTGTTGAGTTGAGATTTAATCTCGACTACATCAAACGCCTTGCCAGCTGGCTCGCCATCAATCTCGTCAATCCATGTTACCATGTTCTGAAGCGATTTGAGATGGCGCTCAGATGGCGCCACCACTGGACGGCTCTCTTTAGGCTCTCGTCTCGCCATTGCGTTACGCAAATCTTTAATCAGCGAGCCGATTTGTTGCATAGCTTTTCTGCGCTTGTCTTTCTGCGCATCCGTCATGCCTTTAACCGAATCCGCCAGAACAAGCTGGCATGTGGCTTTCGGTAGTGTCATGGCAACCGCCTTGTTCAATGCCGCCCATGCCTCTGGCGTACATAGTCCAGAAGTTTTAGGCGAGCGCAGATGCGCGCTAGTCCAGCCAGTGTTAGCCAGCTCGTCCAGCAATGCGGCTCTGGCTTTTTGATAGCCAGCCTCTCGAGATACGAAAGTTTTAATGAGAGTTGATGCCTTAGCAGAAAGAGTGATATTTGAATTTGTCATAACTTGTTTTCCTTTTCGTATGACTGTTAGGGAATTCCCTAACATGGTTAGAAGCGAGAGACCATCCCTCGCCATGATTTAATACTGGCACAAATCGCTTGGAAATACTAGGTAGCTTTTAACATGATTTGATAAACCCTACCCCACCCCGACACCCCGTTTCTGTCAGCTTGTTACCGTATACGTATGCAATACTAATTTTCACAAATGATTCGTAATTTTTTGGGTTCCGCTGCGTTATACTTACACAGGGAAGTACCCCCTTTATGGTACCTAAACTTCAAGTCGTTAAAAAATTGTGTTATTGTATTTACACCACAACTTCTGGGGGGAAGACGTGGGATATAAAGATCCTGAAGCGCAGAAGGCGTATAACCGTGCGTACCAGAAAGAGTGGTACAAACGGAACAAGGAAAAACACAAAGCAACCGCTGCGGCAAATCGAAAGCGGTACAAGAAAGATTGGCTTGAATTTAAGGCGGAGCAAAAATGCGAACATTGCGGCGCAAGTCACCCAGCTATCATAGATTTCCACCACATAGACAAAACAGATATGACGCATGTATATCTTTTATCAGGACAAGGGCGTTACGGTGCCGCCAAAAAAGAAGCCACCGAAAAATGTATCCCTTTATGTGCTAACTGCCACCGCATCTTACACTGGAACGAAGATAAGGGTATTGAAGAATAGCGCAGTTTAGCGTATAAAAAGTAACTATCGGTTAACAACCTGCGTAAAATGGCATGACACTACTGATAGAACCAGAGATTGGTGTGCCCTTCACACCAGATATCCCCTACGTAGACCTACGAACTAGGGCAGAAGCTGCATGTGGCACCGTAAATGTGCTTGTAGAGAACGGTCTTGAGGTCAATCCGACCAAAGAAGACGAGGATATAGCAGCAAAACTAAGCATGGCATACGCCGAAGACCCCGAAAATACCTCTAAAAAGGTAACTAATAGGCGTGCAGCGTCCCTGACACCCGCCTCGTTGGTCCTGACGAACAATATTTTGCAGGAATTTGGGCAGTCTGTAGCACAATCGGCGGTGCAAGTACGTCACATGGTGACTAATAAGCTAATTTTGGAGACTGACAACGCTGATCCGAGGGTCAGAATACGTGCGCTAGAGCTTTTGGGTAAGATTTCCGACGTAGGCCTGTTCTCGGAGAAGACGGAGGTGACTGTTACTCATAAGACAACCGAAGAATTACGGGAAAGTCTAAGAGCAAAGCTATCAAAACTGATAAATCCTGATGAAGAAGTCGAGGAAGCCGTATTGATAGATGGTGACAGCATAGATGTAGACGAGGAATTAGGCATAAAGGATAGTACATGAGCACTCCTGGCAGCGATTTTTCGTTTTCTGAAGACGACATCGAGCATATGCTAGCCAATCTCGACGCTTTTTCTCCCGACGAGGTCGCAGAGATCGACCGTCTTGTGTCTGAAGTACATACGCGGCAACAATATAAGAAAGCATATGACGATCTCATCGAATTTTGTAAGCATATGCAGCCTGATTACATCGTGGGTAAGCACCACAGACTGCTTGCAAACATGTTAATGGGTATTGAGAGCGGTGATAAAGACCGCATCTGTGTAAATATACCACCGAGACATGGTAAATCACAACTAGTATCTATCATGTTTCCAGCGTGGTTTTTGGGGCGAAATCCAGACAAAAAAGTCATGATGGTGTCCCATACTACTGATTTGGCGGTCGATTTTGGGCGTAAAGTGCGTAATATGATCGCCTCAGACCAGTATAAAGAAATATTCCCTACCGTTGCGTTGGCTTCAGATAGTAAGTCGGCGGGTAGATGGAACACAAATGTAGGGGGCGAATACTACGCCTGTGGTATCGGGTCGGCGCTGGCTGGTCGCGGTGCTCATCTGCTGTTAGTTGACGATCCACATTCAGAACAGGACGTAATTAACGGAAACTTCGAGGTTTTTGAGAAAGCGTATGAGTGGTTTACCTTCGGTGCTCGTACCCGTCTCATGCCTGGGGGTAAGGTAGCTATCATACAAACACGTTGGCACATGGACGACCTTACAGGTAGAGTTGTGCGCGACATGGGCAACAACGACCGAGCTGACCAGTACGACGTTGTCGAGTTCCCCGCCATACTGTCAATCGAGCAGAAGGGTAAAACGGTGGAGAAACCACTGTGGCCTGAGTTCTTCGATATGGAGGCGCTACTCCGTACCAAAGCGTCGATGCCGACGTTCCAGTGGAACGCCCAGTATCAACAGCAGCCAACGGCGGAAGAAGCTTCTATCATCAAACGTGAATGGTGGAGTGAGTGGACAGCAGAACAGCCGCCACCGTGTGAATATATTATCATGTCGTTGGACGCAGCGGCAGAAACGCACAACCGAGCCGACTTCACCGCATTGACTACGTGGGGGGTCTTCCTAAATGAAGAGGAGGGAGGACACCACATCATACTGCTAAATAGTATTAAGGATCGCTTAGAGTTCCCAGAGCTGAAGCGCCTAGCTATGGAGGAGTATGAAGAGTGGGAGCCAGACGCGTTTATAGTGGAAAAGAAGAGTGCAGGTACTGCCCTCTATCAAGAAATGCGAAGAAGTGGTATACCTGTACAGGAGTACACACCGCACAGAGGTACTGGCGATAAATTAGCACGATTGAACTCAGTTGCTGACATTGTAGCCTCGGGTATGGTATGGGTACCTCAAACGCGGTGGGCTGAAGAGGTAGTAGAGGAGATCGCAGGTTTTCCTTTCATGAGTCACGACGACTTGGTAGACTCTACCGTAATGGCACTCATGAGGTTTAGGCAGGGTGGATTTATCCGTTTGCCTTCAGATGAACTTGAAGATGTTCAGTATTTTAGGCAAAGGCGTGGTGGATATTACTAATGGCAGTAGAAAAAAGCGTATACCAAGCCCCAACAGGGTTAGATGAAGAACAGACGCAGCCTCTAGAGATAGAAGTTGTTAACCCAGAGTCCGTTACATTAGATGACGGTAGTATGGAGATTACTATTATCCCCGATGCCGATGTCGGAGATGTAATGTCGTTCGACGCCAATCTAGCCGAAGGGTTAGATGACGATGTACTTAGTATGATCTCTGATGAGCTGATGGCGGCTATCGAGAGTGACGAGGACAGCCGTAAAGAGTGGGCGGATACTTTCGTCAAGGGTTTAGATGTTCTTGGCTTCAAGTATGAGGAGCGCACTGATCCGTGGGAAGGTGCATGTGGCGTATACTCTACAGTCTTAGCGGAAGCTGCCATCCGCTTTCAGGCTGAGACTATGTCCGAAACTTTCCCTGCCGCTGGCCCTGTAAAGGTCAAAATCTTAGGCGAAGAAACAAAAGATAAAGTAGACGCATCTGCACGAGTAAAAGCAGACATGAACTACCAGCTCACCGAGAACATGGTTGAGTACAGACCAGAGCACGAGCGTTTGCTCTACAGCTTGGGCTTGTCAGGTTCTGCTTTCAAGAAAGTGTACTACGATCCAAATATGGGGCGGCAGGTTGCTCTGTTTATCCCAGCTGAAGATGTTATCGTACCTTACGGTGCCACCCACATCGAAACAGCAGAACGCGTTACTCATGTGATGCGTAAGACCAAGAACGAACTTAAGAAGTTACAGGCCGTCGGGTTCTATAGAGATATAGACTTGGGCGAGCCACAGCCATACCACTCCGATATTGAGGAGCGGAAAGCAGAAGAGGGCGGGTACTCGTTGACAGACGACAACCGCTTTGCGTTGTACGAGGTTCACGCAGATCTAGTTATTGACGGAATAGATGATTCAGAAGAGGAGATTGCCAAGCCATATGTTGTGACCATTGAGGTTGGATCGGGTGAAGTTCTGGGTATACGGAGGAACTGGAACCCTGAAGATAGACTGACACTGAAGCGTCAGCACTTCGTCCACTACCCATATGTCCCAGGTTTTGGGTTCTATGGGCTTGGGTTGATCCATATCATCGGTGGGTATGCACGGGCTGGCACCTCCTTGATACGTCAGCTAGTAGATGCTGGAACCCTATCTAATCTCCCAGGGGGTTTGAAGTCCAGAGGACTCCGTATCAAGGGGGATGATAGACCAGTAGAACCTGGTGAGTGGAAAGATGTTGACGTGCCTTCAGGCAGCATACGCGACAACATCATGCCTATGCCATACAAAGAACCAAGCCAGACACTGTTGGCCCTGCTCGATAAGATTACGCAGGAAGGCCGCAGACTTGGCGCGATCTCGGACATGAACATCTCTGACATGTCTGCAAACGCTCCTGTGGGTACAACACTTGCACTTCTGGAGCGCACTCTGAAACCAATGGCTGCTGTACAGTCTCGTGTACACTACGCCATGAAGCAAGAGTTTAAACTACTTAAGTCAATTATGGCTGAGTACGCACCTATAGACTACGATTACGAACCTGTACGGGGAGAAATCAGCGCACGTCAAGCAGACTACATGATGGTTGACGTAATACCCGTTAGTGACCCTAACAGCTCTACTATGGCACAACGTGTCGTACAGTACCAGGCCGTGCTACAGATGGCACAGTCTGCGCCTCAGATCTATGACCTACCTCAGTTACATAGGCAGATGATAGAAGTTCTTGGAGTTAAGAACGCAGATAAACTCGTACCTACTTCGGACGACGCCAAACCTACAGATCCTGTAAGCGAGAACATGGCGGCATTGGTTGGCAAGCCAATGAAAGCCTTCATATACCAAGATCATCAAGCACATATCTCCGCACATATGTCATTTATGCAAGATCCTATGATAGCGCAGATGATTGGACAGAACCCACAAGCACAGCAAATTATGTCGTCACTCCAAGCGCATATTGCTGAGCATCTTGGATTCCAGTACAGACAGCAGATTGAAGAACGGTTGGGTGTTGAATTGCCACCGCCGAACGAAGAGCTGCCTGAAGAAATCGAAGTCCAACTATCTCGTCTTGTATCTGATGCTGGACAACAGCTTACTCAAGCTCACCAGCAGCAAGCAGCTCAGAAACAGGCTGAGCAGCAAGCACAAGATCCGAACTTGCAGATCAGACAGATGGAAGCACAGGCAAAACTTGAAGAAGTTCAGCGTAAGAAGGCCAAAGATCAGGCCGACCTACAACTGCAAGCTGCTGAGCTTAAGCGTAAAATCGAGAAAGATAAAAATGATACCGCTATTGATAAAGCGGAAATCAAACTCGAAGCCCGTAAAGCAGGTGTAAAGTCTCGTAATGAGACCGTTAAGACCAAGAACCAAGCGGGTATGGATATGATAAACTTGTTGAAAGGTAAATAATGGCTAAAACCGTCTTTGACGTGCTTATAGAAAAAATTGACGAAGATAAACAATCAGCACAACAGTTTCTTGGTGGTGGCGGAGCGCAAGACTTTGCTGCTTACAAGGAAGTCGTAGGGGTCATCCGAGGTCTGGACGCCTGCCGCAATCACGTAGAAGACCTTGCGAAAAACTATTTGGAGTCAGATGATGAGTGAACCAGCTCAGAAAATAACAGAAGAAGCATGGGAAGCACAGCTTCCAAAACCCGTAGGCTATCGTATCTTGGTAGCGCTCCCTGATGTAGAAGAGCATTTCAAAGATACAGGCATTCTCAAAACCGACACGCAGAAGCACCGCGAATACATTATGTCCATTATGGGGGTTGTATTAGATATGGGCGAAGGGGCGTACTCTGACAAGGAGCGATTCCCTGAAGGCGCATGGTGTAAACCTGGGGATTACGTAATGTTCCGTATGAACACAGGTACTCGTTTTAAGGTAAACGGGAAAGAGTTTAGGTTAATGAATGATGATTCAGTTGAAGCGGTTATTCCAGACCCTTCAGGAATCATGACTGTATAGGAGTAACAGATGCCACTGCAAAAGGTAGAATATGAGTTTCCTCATGAAACTGAGGATAAACAGAAGTCTCAAGATATTGAGATTGAATCGTCGAGCGAGGTAGAGATTGATGTATCGGGAAAGAGTACGGCAGAAGATTACAGAGCTAAAAGTGAGCCTGTTCCTGCTAAGGATGAACCTGAGATTGAGATTGTCGACGACACACCAAAGGCTGATCGCAATCGCAAAGCGTCAGAGCCGCCTTCTGATGTCACGGATGAAGAGCTGGAAGATTACTCTGAGAAAGTAAGAAAGCGCATACAGCACTTCAGCAAAGGCTACCACGACGAACGCCGCGCTAAAGAAGCTGCTGAAAGGGAACGGCAGGAAGCTGCTGATCTTGCAAAGCGTATTATAGCTGAAAACGAGAAGCTGAAGGCAGACGTACTAAAGAACCAAGAAGCTTTGCTAGATCAGGCTAAGAAAAATGCTGAGGCAGAACTTCTAGGCGCTAAAGCTCGTTTTAAGCAAGCGTACGAGTCAGGTGACGCAGATGCCGTAGCTGATGCACAGCAACAGGTAACTAACGCCACTATGAAAAGTGACAGGCTAGCTAACTTTAAGATACCGCCTTTACAACAGTCAGCAAACACTGTACAACAAGAAGAGACACAACCCGCCCCTGCGGATATGGATCCAAAGCTAAAAGAGTGGACATCCACAAACACTTGGTTCGGATCTGATGATGAAATGACAAGTTTTGCGTTGGGGCTGCATAACAAACTTGTCAAAGAGGGTGTTAATCCCTCGACCGAAGATTACTACCAGCGCATTGATGCGCGTATGCGACAGGTATTCCCCGACCAGTTTGAGGATACCGATTCAACAATCGAGGAAGAGGTCGAAGCCCCTACCCCGAGTAGCAATGTGGTTGCACCCGCAACGCGGAGCACAGCACCTAAGAAGATTAGGTTAACGCAAACGCAAGTTACTTTGGCTAAGAGACTAGGTCTTACCCCCGAACAATACGCCTTACAGGTTGCAAAAGATATGAGGAATGAAAATGGCTGAGAATCGTTTAGATAGAGAGCTAGATACCCGCGAGAAAAAAGATACCCGCAAACGGGCTTGGCAGCGTCCAGAGGTGCTACCATCTCCGAATCCTGAGCCTGGGTACGATTTCTACTGGGTGCGTGTAGCAACTCAAGGAACGGTAGACGCTACTAACGTCTCCTCAAAACTTAGACAAGGTTGGGAGCCAGTCAAAGCCTCTGATCACCCTGAGATCACTATGGTCACAGTCGAGAACGAGAAGTTCAAGGATAACGTAGTTATTGGTGGTTTGATGCTGTGTAAGGCTCCAAAAGAACTAGCTGAGGAGCGGACTGAGTACTTTAGGGCTCAGACTAAAGCTCAGATGGATTCTGTTGACAACAACCTTATGAGAGAAAGTGATCCTCGGATGCCTCTGTTTAACGATAGGAAATCTAAGGTTACTTTCGGCAAGGGAACTTAATCTTTACTAAGGAGCTACGGATATGGCATATCCAACTGTTGATGGTCCTTACGGACTAGTTCCAGTAAAATTGTTGAGCGGTACTCCATACGCTGGCGTGACACGTCAGTATTCAATTGCTAATAACTACGGTACTAGCATTTTCAATGGCGACGCTGTGAAACTTGTTACTGGGGGCACTGTCGAGCGCGATACGTTCGATGCTGCTATGACACCTATTGGTGTTTTCTTAGGCTGTTCTTACACAGACCCTAACACTAAGCAAAAAACCTTCCAGCAATATTATCCTGCTTCTACAGCAGCTGATGATATCCAAGCCTATGTTTGCGATACAACAGACGTTCTGTTTAAGGTCGCAATCTTATCATCTGGTACTACTATCGGTGATATGGCTATCACAGACATTGGTGCAAACGTAGCGGGTGTGGACAACACAGGGTCTACCACAACTGGTAACTCTAAGTCTGGCATTTCCGATACATCTGCAACCACTGCTACACTTCCTTTCCGTGTTGTGGGTCTGGTCGAAGAGACTAAGAACTCATCAGGCGGTTTCACAGAAGCGTATGTAAAGTGGAACGCAGGGCATCAGTTCGATAACACTACTGGCATTTAAGGAGCTTAGGTTATGGCTATTTCAAGAGCACAATTACTTAAAGAACTCCTTCCTGGCCTCAACGCATTGTTCGGGTTGGAGTATGCAAAGTACGGTGAAGAACACGCCGAAATCTTTGAAACTGAGTCCTCAGATCGTTCATTTGAGGAAGAAACTAAATTATCAGGCTTCTCAGCCGCACCTGTAAAAGGTGAGGGTGCTGCCATCGAATACGATGCAGCGCAGGAAGCCTGGACTGCACGCTACAACCACGAAACAGTGGCTATGGGCTTCAGCATCACAGAAGAAGCAATCGAGGACAACCTCTACGATTCTCTGTCTGCTCGTTACACCAAAGCTCTGGCTCGTGCAATGGCGTACACTAAGCAGGTTAAGGCTGCATCAATCCTTAACAACGCGTTTGATGCCAACACAACATATGGCGACGGTAAGTCACTAGCTGCTACCGATCACCCACTTGTTAGTGGCGGCACAAACTCAAATCGTCCTTCAACTGCATCTGACCTTAACGAAACTTCACTTGAAGCTGCTGTTATCCAGATTGCTGGTTGGACAGACGAGCGTGGCCTGCTGATTGCTGCTAAGCCTCGCAAGCTGGTAATTCCACCAGCATTGCAGTTCGTAGCAACTCGCCTGCTAGAAACAGAAGGTCGTGTTTCAACTTCTGATAACGATCTGAATGCGATCCGTAATAACGGTTCAATTCCAGAAGGTTATACAGTGAACCACTACCTGACAGACACTGACGCATGGTTCCTGATGACTGACGTTCCTAACGGTCTGAAGCACTTTGTCCGTTCACCAATGGCTACATCTATGGATGCAGACTTTGACACAGGCAACAGCCGCTACAAGGCTCGTGAGCGTTATTCATTCGGTGTATCCGACCCACTGGGTATCTACGGTTCACCAGGCGCATAATCAGTTTCCTCCCTGGAAACTTAAAGGGCGGGTTTTTACTCGCCCTTTCTTTTTGTTTATTTTTGTATTATACTGTACGTATCCCTGACAGCTGCATGGTGTGGCTGACACTAGCCAAGACAGGAGATCAAAATGGCTACTTCTACTTTTTCAGGCCCACTGAAATCAAATACTGCTTTCTGGGCTAACCCAATCGAATTTGCAAGCTTACCTACAGCAGATGCTGCCAACGAAGGCTACATCTATTATGTATCAGACGCTCGTAAGGCCGCTGAAACCGCAGGTAATGGTACAGGCAACCTCGTGTTTTCTGACGGTTCAAACTGGATTCGTGTAGACACTGGCGCAACAGCAACCGCGTAATAGGAGTTTACAATGAGTTCTGATGTATTTGCAGTAACCAAAACCGCAGATGCGACCGTTTTTGATGGTCGTATTAGAGTACGTCAGATTCAGGTAAAAACAGCTGCCTCTGGTAGCCCAAAAATTGTTCTTAAAGACGGGGGGTCATCAGGTACAATCCTGCTGACCCTTGAATTTGGGCTTAGCGATACATTCTCAGTCAACATCCCTGATAAAGGTATCTTGTTTGAGACTGACTGTTACTTGGATCTAACAGCTTGCTCTAGCGTAACTGTGTTCTGTTCGTAGGAGGCGGGTATGCGGCGCGACTATAAAAAAGGTGGCTCCGTAAAAAAGTCTCCTGCGTGGACACGTAAGGAAGGCAAAAGTGAGTCAGGTGGGCTGAATGCAAAAGGTGTTGCTAGCTACCGTCGGGCAAATCCTGGCAGTAAACTAAAGACAGCTGTTACTACAAAGCCCAGCAAACTTAAGAAGGGGTCTAAGGCTGCTAAGCGCCGTAAGTCATTCTGCGCCCGTATGAAGGGTATGAAGAAACGTCTTACAAGTGCAAAGACAGCGAGAGATCCTAATAGCCGTATCAACAAAAGTCTTAGGAAGTGGAATTGTTAAGATGAAAGATCTAAGCGGTGACGGCAAAGTCACACAGAAAGACGTGCTTATTGGGCGCGGGGTTATCAAAAAGAAAGCTGGAGGAATGGCTAAAATGGACAAAATGGACAAAATGGCTAAAACGTACGCTGGTGGCGGTTCTATCTGCCCTACTTGCCCAAACCCTGCTAAGTGTAAAGCCGCAGGTAAGTGCATGAAGGCAGGTATGAAAGCTGGGGGCATGACCAAAAACTCTTATAAGAAGGGTGGCAAGGTTCGTGGCTGTGGTATAGCTAAAAAAGGCGTACGTAAAGCCAAAATGAGGTAAGCTATGCGTAGTTACTACAAGACATGTTCTGATTGTAACTGTGGTAAAGGCTACAAAAAGGGCGGGTCGGTTAAAGATGCGTGTTACCACAAAGTAAAGTCACGCTATAAAGTCTTCCCGTCCGCCTATGCCTCTGGCGCTATTGCGTCCTGTCGCAAGAAGGGCGCTAAGAACTGGGGTAACAAAAGTGGCAGTAAGAAAAACTAAAAAGGGTGCGGCTCTTAAGAGGTGGTTCAAAGAGGACTGGAAGGATGTTCGCACGGGGAAGGCATGTGGGCGAACCAAAGGTGAAAAACGGGGTACTCCATATTGTCGCCCCAGCAAGAGGGTTTCTTCTAAAACACCCAAGACCTCCTCAGAAATGTCCTCTGCCGAAAAGAGGAAGCGAATAAACCAGAAGAAGCGGCTAGGGCAACCAGCGGGCAAACCACGTCGTGTAGAGGCTGCTCGCAGGAAGAAGAGGTAAACTATGGCTACGTCAGGCACTACCGCCTTTGATATGGACTTTACCGAGATTGCTGAAGAGGCTTGGTCTCGTGCAGGTAGAGAGATGCGTAGCGGCTACGATTTGCGTACTGCTCGTCGTTCTATGAACCTTATGACCATTGAATGGCAGAATCGTGGTATCAATCTATGGACAGTTGACGAAGGCTCTGTATCGCTTACAGCGAACACAGCTCAGTACAACCTACCCGCAGACACGATTGACCTTTTAGAGCAGGTTATCCGTACAAACGCAGGTAACGCAGCCACACAATCAGATCTAAGCATGACACGTATCAGCGTGACCACATATGCTACTATCCCAAACAAACTATCCACAGGTAGGCCGATTCAGGTGTGGATCGACAGACAGCGTGACCAGCCCCAGATTAACGTCTGGCCTGTTCCTAATACTAATGACTATACATTCGTTTATTGGCGCTTACGCCGCATCCAAGACGCAGGAAACGGTGTTGAGACAGCGGATATGAACTTCCGCTTTTTACCGTGTCTAGTGGCGGGGCTAGCTTATCATATCGCTATGAAAGAGCCTGAACTTATCAGTCGGGTTGATTTATTAAAACAAGAGTACGAAGCGCAGTTTATTCTTGCCGCTGGGGAAGATAGAGAAAAGACCCCCTTTAGGTTCGTACCTACTGCTAATAGGGTCTAACGATGGGTGAGCGGTTCGCATCAAGTAGGCGGGCATTAGGCGTATGTGACGTATGTGGCTTCACATATAAGTTGCGCGAACTCAAACCTCTGGTGGTTAAGGGTAACGTTGTAGCTACAAAAGCCTGCATGGAGTGCTGGGATGACGACCACCCACAGCACCGTATTGGTGAGTTTCCTGTGGATGACCCGCAGGCTTTACGTGATCCTCGCCCTGATTCCGTACAATTCAAGAAAAGTCGTGAGTTAAGGATAGTAGCGGGTGCACCCGATGTATCTGAGTTAGGTCTTTTTAAACCTAGTATTCAGGCTAACTTCTTTGCTCCTGGCAGGGTAATTGTTTCAACCGACGTTATTGTAGACCCGAGCGGTGTATCTAGTACAACGAGTTTGGGCAGTGAGTCTGTTACGGGGGATGCTATTTTCTCTGTAACAGGTGTGTCAGGTACTACTAGTGTAGATGATGTAACAGTTGTTACCCCATAAGCATAAAAGGAGTTAAAAATGCAGAGAAATATGTTAAAGTCACCTAAACAGCAACTTAACATCAAGAAGCCGAAGAAATATAATACAGGTAAACTTGTTCGTGGTTGTGGTAAAGCTACGCAAGGGCGTAACTATAGCGGAAGAAATGGGTAATGGATTACACGGAACTGAAAGCTAATATACAGGACATCGTGGAGACCACGTTCACTGATGCCCAGCTTGCTATGTTTACACAGCAGGCCGAGCAGAAGATCTATAATAGTGTTCAGTTTCCCGCTCTCCGCAAAAACGCAACAGGTACCACGACAAACGGCAACCAATATTTGCAGGTGCCCACAGATTTCTTGTGGTCTTATTCTATGGCAGTGATTGATGGTAGCGATAACTTCACATACCTGCTAAATAAAGACGTTAATTTTATTCGTGAGGCGTACCCTACAGTGGCGGGCTCAGGCAAGCCGAAACACTATGGGTACTTCGATGCGGCAAACTTTATTCTCGGACCTACGCCCGACGCTGCGTATACAATAGAGCTACACTATGGGTATTACCCTGAATCTATTGTAACCGCCGCTACTACACCGTGGCTTGGCGAAGAGTTTGATAGTGCACTGTTAAACGGTGCGTTAATTGAAGCCGTGCGCTTCATAAAGGGTGAACCAGATATTGTGACTATGTACGAAAAGATGTACTTAGAATCTCTTGGTTTGCTCAAAAATCTGGGCGATGGTAAGTTGAGAGAAGACAGCTATCGGTCAGGCCAAGTAAGAAACCCTGTGAGCTAGGAGACTAAATTATGGCTATCACACAAGCAATGTGCAACTCTTTTAAGAAGGCTATTCTCGATGGAGAGATGGACTTCAGTTCAGATACTACGCAAGTATACAAGATTGCGTTGTACGACAGTTCAGCTACTCTGGATAAATCTACAACAGCGTACACAACATCAAACGAAGTAACTGGTACTGGGTACACAGCTGGCGGTGCGACACTGACACTAAACGCTGCGTCACTTAGCACTGATACTGCTATCGTTGACTTTGATGATGTTACGTTCTCAACAGCAACAATTACTGCTCGTGGCGCGTTGATCTACACCACATCAAACAGTAATGCAGCTATTGCTGTGCTAGACTTTGGTGATGATAAGACATCAACAGCTGGTGACTTTACTATCCAGTTCCCAACAGCTGACGACACTAACGCTATCATCCGTATCGCGTAAGGGGCGTAAGTATGGCTCTGGTTGTTCGTGACCGTGTAAAAGAGACTACGACCACTACAGGTACTGGCACCTACACACTCGCAGGTGCTGAGGCTGGGTTTGAGACTTTTGCTTCCGTGGGTGACGGCAATACAACATACTACTGTTGCACAGATGGTACAGACTTTGAGATAGGTATAGGGACATATACGTCCTCTGGTACTACCCTAGCTCGTACTACCATCCTACAGTCTAGCAATTCTGATGCTGCGGTTGATTGGACTACGGGTACACGGACTATTTTTGTTACACTACCCGCAGAAAAAGCAGTATATAAAAACGCCGCTGGTAATATAGACGCGACTCTTACAGAGTCAGATCCGCTTGCTGCGGCCTTTGCGATAGCCTTGTCGTAGGAGTGAATAATGGCAAAACAACTATTAGCTTCATACTACACCGTAGACTCGGCTAACGATACTATTGTAGTAGACGAACACGTAAAGGCAGAAGAACTTCTGCTGATTACTGATGTCACTAATAACAAAATTATCTATCAGTTCTCAGACTCTGCTAAAGGGTTTACTTCTGTAACCTACGATGAGGACACCGAACAAACTACTATCGTCTTAGATATAGACATGAGCGCTCAGTCGCCTGCTATTGATGACGATACTCAAATGCAGATTTTTGTCGATCGTGTTTCCCAGAAAATGGATGTGCACGATTCTTTCCTAGATCCTGTACACAAGATCCGTGTATCGACCCCTGAAAACCTCATTGATACTGACTTTGAATACGGCCTTCAGTCTACCAAATGGGAGACATTGGAGCGTTCAAACAACGTTCCCTCATTCTTTACTGCTGATGGGGAGACCGCCCTAGATATCGTGCAGAGCATAACCGCTTCTAATGGATCTGATATCCTCACCGTTACCTGTGATGTGCAACACGGTTTGGTCATTGGCACACCTATTGATATTCAAGGTCTGACATCCAGATCCGCTGAAGGTAAGTTTCTTGTAAAATCTGTGCCTAGCGATGAATCTTTTACGTATCAAGCGGCGGCAGCACAGACTACAACAGGTAATATCGGTACTGTATATACAACTATCACTCCAGGGCAGTTTTATTCAGGTTCTCAGATTAACTATCAGACTGACACAGGTATTGAGACAGATGAAAACTCATCTAACTCTACCTTGACCGTAACCACCCCTAACCCACATGGGTTTGTTGAGGACTCAGCGTTCTACTTGCTAAACACAGTGGCTGTTAAAAAACTAACTATGACTGCTACAACCACAGACGCTGCCGATGGTAATCCTCATGTGGACGACAGACAAACTGTAAGCATAACACCTACGGTTGACCTTACTAAAACCGAAACAAAAAAGTATGTGCCAGTCCACCATATTAAGTTTGGTGCCTCTGCTGTTAACACATCAAACAATACAATCACATGGACTAACCACAGGATGCGTACAGGGGATACAGTTATCTACATCCCACCTTCAGGAGATACAGCGATTGGGGGCCTTGATAGGTTTGAAATTTATTTTGTAAGCTATGTTGATAACGACAACATTAGCCTATCTACATCACGTACAGGTAGCGCTATATCACTGACTAGCCAGGGTACTTATAATTACGGACGTGCTTGTATTGGCTTGGTGTATCATATTAGAAGGGCGTACCACAGTCGGTACAGGGACTCATATGCCTACGCTTACACATATGCCAACCAGTTTGGTAACGGTTCACAGACCAACGCTTACTCTGGTTGGGATGCCCGCACATACTACGATACTGACGCACAAGGTTGGGGACTAAGTGGTAGTGCTCAATGGGGTACAGGTAAAATTGAACGTGCTGTTTGGGCGTCTCGTACAGGGCGGCGACTTTCTCATAGGCTTACAAGTCAGGGTGCCAGTAATTTAGGATTCTTATACGAGCAGTACGATTACACGACAAATAATCAATCTGCTATGGTGTTTGGCGAAAGCACTACTACTCCTAACGTGTATCATCCTTACGAACACGAAGGTTATTTCAGCGACCAAAACAATTACAAGAACAGCTTTCGTGCTGGGTACATGTATCAAGGTAATAGTGGTGGGTATATTCGTATGTATTCCTACAACGCTGGGTTTTACAACGTTACCTATAATGAACGCGATGTGTTCTGGTTGCCTATGAAACGAGATCCTGAAGGGGATACTTTATTCTCTGAAGATCACGGGTTGCTTGGTGGAGGTACTATTTCGTTCACTAAATCTGCTGGGGACGATATAAAAATTGTTTCTGGAGGAGGCGGCTATTTCGCTACCGCACCAACTGCAAGCACTATTGGAGCTGGCACTTACGGTGTGGAAAAAGTTTCCGATGACCGTTTTAGACTCACTCCTAATGGTGGGGGCAGCGCTTACGAAATAAATCAAATTACAGGTACATATAGTTGGTCAGGTACAGGCGATAACGTCACAAAAAACAGTTTCTATATTCCAGGACATGGGCTGGCGTCAGGTGATGCCGTTACTCTCGGAACAGTAAATAGTGGTGTGTTACCAACTACACCTACAGGAACTAAAGATAGTACGCCTGGGGAGCCAGGAGTAGGCAGTACAGCGGACGAATTTGCTATTTGGGAAGCTGCTCTTGATAGCGCATTAACTGATAATAGCGTTACCACTACAGATTTTGTTACTTCCAACTTAGGGGTAAACACTGATTCTGTCATATACAACCAATCTGGTGGTCAGCATGGAGTTAGGTTATATCTGCCGTTTAATAGTGGTTATGTATACCAAGCTAACCAATCTTATACACAGATGTCCGATCCAGATTTACGTAGGCCGTTTTCATCACGTATACACGCGGGTATTTCACCTGCGAGGAACGCTAACGGTAACAACTCTACCTATATATCAAAACAGATATCAAACAATCAGTCTATTAACAGGCATATATCTGCTTTCCATATAGAAAGACCTAATACTTCGTATAGACTTTTCTTCGATGTTTTCCTGTATGCGGCTTTGCGTGGCGGCAGCTATACAAATCAAAACGCTCATAGTGGCACCAACGGGGGTACTAGAACTTTAATCCAGAGCAGCGGCAACTATTATACGTCTGCATCAGGGGAAAACTGGGAAGGTTTGATTACATGGTCTAGAATAGGTGGGACTGCCTCTAGCGATGATTTCTACATTGTAACTCTGCATATTCAAAAGGGTACTACTAGAAGTGACAGTAGTATGTACGGCTACGCACAGACCAATAATAGCTCATACTTATATCACCGTACTCATACATATACTGATTTCAGCACTACTCACTGGCATATTCGCTTTGCGTTTACTAAAGACGACGCCACCACTCTGAGTACAACGACTATACGTAATATCTGTCAGGATATGATTGACTACTACGACGCTAACTGGGCGTACCCTAGCCTTAGCGCAGGCACCGTGTATGCAAATGTTATCAACACTAATCGTATATCGTTGCGGGCGGATAGCCCAACAGGGCAACTTATTGAGCTAAACGGTAAGGGTTCTCCTGATCTAGAGTTTCAAACAGAAGCACAAGTAGGTGCCATTGACGGCGTATACACAGCTAGCAATGCTACAACTGGGTCAACTCTTAAGTTTGAAACAGGGCAAGAGATTGTAGGGCAAACATATACCATTAACGGTAATACTGGAGTAGATACCACTGACGATCAGATTACTTTCGATTCTACCCACAACTTACTTTTAGGCGGGAAAATAACTTACGGTGTAAATGGTAACACCGCAGTTGGAGGGCTGACTGACGGCACTGACTACTACGCAATCGTAGTAGATGATACAACAATCCAGCTAGGCGAAAGTTTTGAAGACGCGTTGGGGGGAAATGCTATATCTCTTACAGCTGTTAGCTCTGGAACACATAACTTTAAAGCCGCGTCTCTAGCAGGTATGGCGGAAGCTACGGGTACAGTTGCTACTTCGGAATCTAGCGCGTTGGTCACAGGCACTAATACGCTGTTTAAACGTACTTATAAGCCTGGAGATACCATATTCATTAAAGACGATAGTGACACCCCAGGACAGTTAATCGAAAGAGAAGTTATATCCGTACCTAGCGATCTGTCTTTGCAGTTGGATGCTCCTTTTGGACGCGCTTTAACTGGACAGAAACATTTCTCGAGGACAGCTGTATACGCACGTCCTGACGGTTTTGCTATCCACAGACCGTTCGATGGTGGGGTAGAGATTGCGGCGGGTACTGCGCCGTTCTCGCAGATTACTAGACAGACCCGTAAGTACTTCCGTTACCAGTCAGGTAAAGGTATTCAGACATCGTTGGCTATTAACTTCAACCCGCCGATAACGTTTAAAACACTTACCTCTAGTAGCACAACCGCTACAGGTACTACGTTGTATCCACATAGAATGGCTACAGGGCAGTCGATAAAGATATCTGGCGCTGCTGACAATGAATACAACGGTGACTTTGATATTACGGTAACTGACGACTTTACCTTTACCTTTACTTTAGCTAACACACCGAGCAGTTCTATAGCGGGGGGTATAGCGAAGTTTAACTTGAACGGGTATTCAGGTGCTGGAACTCGTGCGGGCATGTTTGATGACCAGAACGGGTTTTTCTTTGAGTACAATGGTTCGGTACTTTCTTGTGTGCGGCGTTCTTCTGTTACTCAGCTTTCAGGCACTATCGCGGTAACAAACGATAGCCAGCAGATAGTAGGTACTGACACTCTGTTTAACTCTCAGTTAGTCGCAGGAGATCAGGTAGTTATTCGCGGACAAACTTACCGTGTAGTATCTATAACAAATGCTACCGAAATGTTTGTGCAGCCTGAGTATAGAGGGGTCGGTTCTGACGGGATTATTCTTACTAAAACTGAGGATGTTAAAGTCCCACAGGATGATTGGAATATTGATAAGTGTGATGGTGAAGGTCCAGAAGGGTTTACTATTGACCTTAATAAGATTCAAATGGCCTATATGGACTACTCTTGGTACGGTGCGGGTAAGATTCGTTTCGGCTTCAAGGATCGTAAAGGTCATGTCCGTTACGTTCATGAGTTCATCCACAACAACAGACTCGATGAAGCATACATGCGTTCAGGTAACATCCCAGCACGTTACGAAGTTATAAACGACGAGAACCCAACATATGCACCGAAGCTGTTCCACTGGGGTACTTCGGTTATTATGGATGGTACATTTGATGACGATAAAGCGTACCTCTTTACAGCGACTTCTAGAGCGCTATCGTTTACAGGTGGTGACAGTAACACCGCTACCGCCAACGCTACGTCTTCACTAGTTAGCACTGCTGTAAGTCGATTCCAGAGAGATTATTACGTGCGGTTGTCTTTCCCGTCCTCAGATTCGGATAAGTTCCCAACAGGTACCCCGTTGTTTACAGCTGATGAGTCACTTAATGGAGAGGCTGTTGACTATATTGATTTCTCTGGCAGCAGTGTTCGTGTCTACATATATGTAGGACGTTACCTGTATTATCAGCCACCTGCTGTTTACCCAAGTGTTTCCAGTGGTGAAGTTGTCAATATTGGTGCTCCTGCGGGCGGTGCAGCGGATACAGCGGTGGATCTTGGTACCGACACTATTCCTCTCGTATCTCTAAGACTTGCGCCTTCTGCGGACTCTAGTTTGACAGGGTTCTTAGGAGAAAGAGATATCCTTAACAGAATGCAGTTGAAGATGAACGAGGTTGGTCTGGTTCTAACACATGACTGCGAAGTTAAGCTGATCCTGAACGGTGACTTTAGCGCGATTAGCTGGGAAACTGTGGGGCAACCATCGCTATCACAACTCCAGAAACACGAATCAGGCGAGACTGTATCAGGCGGGGTAGAAATATTTAACTTCCGTGCTTCGGGCGGTGCAACAGATAACAACGGTGTACGTCTGTCGAATACACAAGACTACAAGCTAGGAGATCTGGTAGACTTAGGTAACGCCATATTAGGTGGCGATGGGGTCTTCCCGAATGGACCTGACGTTATCACGGTTGCTGTTAAAGTTTCAGATACATTTGGTATCTCGGCTAGCTCACCGTTCAAATGTTCGGCGCGTATTACATGGGCAGAGTCACAGGCGTAATGACATATGGCACTTGGGGTATTAACGTTTTCGGAAGACGCGTTTGGTTCGATAGGCCAAATAGCAGCGTCCGAATCTGTAACCGTTCAGGTTACAGGGGTATCCGCTACTGCCCAAACCCGTAATGTAACTCAGTCTACTAACGCTACAGTTACCGCCACAGGTGTATCCGCTACATCTAGTCTTGGCGATGAGTCTATAATTGCTCCTACGGTAAGTGACACCGATATAGGGTCTGTTAGCGCTACAGCCTCTGTAGGAAGCACTACAGTTGTCATAGGACAGAACCAGAGCGTTGTTGTTTCTGGTGTGCAAGCAGCTGTATTCCTAACCGAATATCACCCTGATCAAGACTTCCGAGTTATATATGTACGTGTTGAAAACAATGCGTATACAGGGAACCAGAACAGATTCCGCTTCTATGAAGACGCAGGCTTCACCACTGTACTTGCTTTCGTAGCTGGTAATAATAATTCTGCTACTTACATGGGATCTGGGTTTAGTACGTTTTACCAAAATTGGTACACACTAGGCTCGCAGCTAAAGTTTGATCAATCTGACCCTAGTAACTCTGGACATCCTCTTGCGTTCTCTAATAGGTCCAACGGTACCCATGCAGGAGGTACTAAACATTTCGGCACTACACAAGTAGGCACTCCTGGGACATCGGGGGCGTATACTAGGTTCGATAGTGAAGCCTTAGGCCGTTTTGAGTTTATCGCTTTTAACTTTCAGGGAACTATGAATATATACCCTTACTGTGAAGTTCACAGTGGGATGGGGTATTGGGGTAGCGGAACTACATCATACAGGATGGTTTTTGGCGAGGTTGCTACTGTAGATGGCGACCTGAACAACATAGTACCTGTTGGTGGCGGTAGCTGGGGTACTAACGCTTGGGGCGACAATGCTTGGGGTAGCTACGGTTCGTTCGGAGAGCTTGTCAGTGCTGTAGGCAGCACCACCGTACAGATCCAGCAGAACGCTATATTTGGTCCTACCACTCCTACACCCCTTGCGAACGGTAGTATTGGTACTGTAACTGCTGTTGGTAAAGCAGTCGTAGACGCTACGGGTGTATCTGGTACATCTGGACTTGGCGAAGAAACTGTTACAGGTGTAGCGATTGTAGACGCCACAGGTGTATCCGCTACAAGTTCTATCGGTGACACCACAGAGACAGGTGTAGCTAACGTATCAGTAACTGGTATCTCTGGTACATCTGGACTTGGCGAAGAAACTGCTGTTGGTAAAGCAGTCGTAGACGCTACGGGTGTATCCGCTACAGGTTCTATTGGAGATACCACAGAGACAGGTATAGGTAATGTAGACGCTACAGGTGTATCCGCTACATCTAGTCTTGGTGAAGAAATTGCCTCAGCGTCGGTAGATATAGATGTCACAGGCGTATCTGCCACTAGCAGCCTCGGTGCTGAGACCTCTACAGGTACAGCTAGCGTAGAACTTACAGGTACAGCTGCTACAAGCGCACTGGCTACTCCAACTATATCTGGCGACGCAAATCTTTCTGTGACAGGTATATCTGGCACAAGCGGGCTTGGCGAAGAAACTGCTACAGCGGCAGCAAACGTGTCTGTTACTGGCGTATCCGCTACAACCAGTCTGGGCGAAGAAAGTATTCCGCAGACCGCTCGCGTATTTATTTCTACTGGTAGCTGGGGCTCAGGTGGTTGGGGCGGTGATCAGTGGGGTGGGTTTAAGTTCGCTCTGGAAGGCGGCGTAAGCAGTCCAACAATTATAGCCAATGCAAATATTTCGTCTGTAGATGTTGGTTCCGTAGCGGCTACCACTGCGGTAGGACAAACAATCGCTACTGCAAACGCCGATGTAGCAGTTACAGGGGTAGCAGGAACAAGCGCTTTAGGCGAAGAATCTGTCACTGGTACCGCTGTTGTATCATTAACTGGAGTTTCTGCTACCGCTACGCTGGATGATGAAGGCGTTGTAATTGATGTAACCATCTCAGAATCAGGACTGGAAGCAACGGGCGGGCTAGGCTCTGTAACAGTCACTGCGGATGCTAACTTCAGTGTAACAGGCGTTTCTTCAACAGGTACCATAGATAATGGCTTCTTAATACGTTTAGGCGTCACATTCGATGTTACTGGCGTAGCTGCTACATCTGTGGTAGACTCAGGCTCAGTAGTAGACGGCGTAGCCACTGTCTTCCCAACCGCGCCTCCAGCGTTAGCTCTAGGTGTTGGGTTTGCGAATATTTGGGTAACAATTACACCCGTCCAGAATCCAAACTACCAGGATACTGAGTTCGATGCTGATTTCTGGACAGAAACCGTGCCAATTGAAGCTACATCATGGGTAGACGTTAGCACGGCTGATGAAAGTGATATCTGGACTGAAACCGTCCCAGATGATACAAATACATTTAAGAATGTTGCATAGAGGGATAAAATGGCGACTAACTATACAACCATATTAAAACTGGCTCTGCCTACGCAAGGCGAGAACAGTGGTACTTGGGGCGACCTAGTAAACGATAACATTACCTCGATGATAGAGGAAGCTATCGCAGGGCGCAAAGTAATTAACACATGGACAACAAACTCGCACACGCTAACTACAGCGGATGGTACGACCTCCGAAAGTAGAGCGGCTATGCTTGAGTTTACCGATACTGGCAGCGCACTGACAGGTGCAGGTTCAGTTATTTGTCCCGCCCAAAGCAAGATCTACGTAGCCAAAAATAATACAGGATCTCAAGCGGTTACATTAAAAACTTCAGCTGGCACTGGAATCTCTATCCCAGATGGAGAAACTATGCTGCTGTTCTGTGATGGTACCAACGTAGAGCAAGCGGTAACAAATATTGCTTCTGCAAAACTTGGCGGCGAAACTGTTACTCTAGGCGGCACGTTAACTACAGCTGACGCATTTACTACTTCAGGGGCATTTTCCCTCACCCTGACTGCCACAGCTGCAACAAACGTAACGCTGCCTACCACAGGTACCCTATCTACTCTCGCAGGTACCGAAACTCTTACCAACAAAACGCTGACAAGCCCCGCTGTAGGTACAGCTATGACCATGAACGGGCGTGCAGAATTACGGTTTGGTGACGGCGACACAAGTAATTATATCGGGTTTGAAGCTCCAGCTACTGTATCCAGCAACCAGATATGGGTATTACCAGATTCTGATGGCGACGCAAACCAAGTTATAGAGACTGATGGTAGCGGCAACTTATCTTGGACTGACCAAACAGGTGGCATCGCGGATGTTAGCGCAGACACGACTCCGCAGTTGGGCGGCAATTTGGACGTTAATGGTAACTCGATTGTCTCTACATCCAACGGTAATATTCTCCTTACCCCTAACGGTACGGGTGCTATTCGTTGTGGAAACTCAAGCTACACGCCATCTGATATTAACGATTTAGCGACTAAAAAATATGTAGATAATAGATATTATGCTTCAACAAGCTCAACAACCCAGACTAACCTCGTGAATCTTGGCGCACTTGCTGATGGCGATTGTTACAAGGTGCGAGGAAAAGCTACCAAAACTGGTGTGGTTCATGCTTTTGAAGCGATGGTTATATATAACGGAACAACTATAGACTTTACCATCTACAATATCATACACAGCGGCACAGAACTCTTTAGTCAGATGAATTTTGTTAACAACGGCGGTAATCTGAATATTCAAGTTACTTCTACATCATCAGACACCACTGGCTACACTTTTAAAGTGGTAGAAATTACATAACCAGCTATAAGGGATAGTGAACTATGGCGGAAAAAGATTTTAAGGTTAACAAAGGCCTAGAAGTAGAGGATGGTATTACCGTCAACGGCGGTACTATTGATTTTACAGGTGCTACTGAAATTGACCTCACTGGTATAACACAGACAGGTTTTTCTGGTGGCGGTAGTGGAGTACCGCAAGATACTGACGATACTGATGACGTTACCCGCTCAGGTACTAATTCTATGGCTATCGGCGCTGCTGCGACCGCTACCGCCACACGTTCTACCGCTATAGGGGGCAGCGCGGATGCTACAGGCGAGCGGACTACCGCTGTTGGGCAATTTGCAGAAGCTACAGCGAATGAGTCTACCGCGTTTGGGTACGATACACTGAGTAGCGCAATTAGAACTGTATCTCTAGGGTACCAAGCAGAAGCTACAGCAACTTCTGGTATTGCTATCGGGTGGCGGGTAAAAAATGCGGGTCTAACTAGTGTAGTTATAGGCAGCTATAGCCAAACCACTGATCCTGGGGACTACACCATCCATATTGGTACTGGCGGTTATTTTTGTGGAAACTCCGATAGCGTAACTGCCATTGTTGGTGGGTCAAACCAAATGGGCAGTGGTACTTACTACAGTGGTGATTACGCCGAATCTACATTTGTTGGTAGTGACATGGGGCTTGCTAGTCTTAGCGGTTCTGGTACAGGTGTTAGAACTACTTTTGTTGGGCACGATATATATCTGGCTGGGTCTCATTCTTCTACTGACGATTGCTCTGAAAACACCGCAGTTGGCTCGGATATTGAAATACGTGACAATGCTAACGGAAACGTCTGTATGGGTCATGGTGTCAGAATCTGGGATGACGGTAAAAGAAGCGTAGCAATCGGTTTTCAGGCTGCTGTAGGCGAATCTGGAGGTGACGGTGGCGAAGATAACGTAGCCATTGGTGCTGATGCGTTTATTGATGATTTCCGCGACAACAGTATGGCTTTAGGGCATGATGCCAACGCTACCGTTTCTAACCAAATTGTATTAGGTAATTCTTCTATTACAGATCTTCGATGCCAAGATACATCTATCACCGCTGTTTCTGATGAACGCGACAAGATAGACATTGAAGATCTAACCATCGGGTTAGACTTTGTAAACGAAGTTACGCCAAAGTCCTTTTACAAAAACAATCGCGGGCAATACTTTGACCCAACCTCTCGTGAATTTGATAAAGCTGCGTATGAAGCAGGAGAAAAGAAAAACGAGCGTCTAGAATTTGGGTGGGTTGCTCAACACGTAGAAGCCGCGCTTAGCGAAACATCAGGGTATGAAAACGCCCGACTTACCTTTAACGAGATAGAAAAGTGGAAAAAAGAAGAGGGTGAAGAAGAAAGCGCCGTTAAAATGGACGTGCAAAGATTCACTCCTGGGGACATGGTCCCAATCCTGTGGAAGGCAGTGCAAGAACTATCAGCTAAAAACGATGAACTAGAGGCACGCATAGCAGCATTGGAGTCATAGTATGGATCATAACGACGCAGCCCTTGCTATCGGGGGAATCAGTTCTCCTCTGTGGCTCCCCGCCCTCAATGACTGGCTAGGGCTGGTTCTTGTGACCCTCTCTATCGTTTTAGTTGTCGTGAGGTTATGGCAGACTAGGAAGAAGTAACCATGATAGATCCAGCTACGATCGCATTAGCGGCGAGTGCTTTCGCAGCTGTTAAAAAAGGCATCTCTATCGGTAAAGATATCGAGGGGATGTATAAAGATGTATCGAGGTGGATGGGCGCTTGCCATGACATTGAAAAATCCCACAACAAACAAAAGACTAAGTTGTTCAACAGATCTGTTGAGGAAGAAGCCTTGCAGACATGGGCGGCTATGCGTCAAATCAAAAAGCAAAGAGAAGAACTACGTCTCTACATGTTGAGTATAAATCCACAAGCTTGGAATGAATTTGTTAGATTAGAAGGGCAGATACGAAAACAACGGATAGCAGAAGAGGAAGAACGTAAACGCAAGATTAAGCGCAATATTGAAATAGCTGCTATATCTGTATTGGTTATATGTCTTGGATTTGGTGCGTGGATGTTAGTTGCATGGGCGTTGTATCTTCGGGGGTTAGCATAAGATGAGTGATATGTTAGAAAAATGGCTAAAAGTTAACATAACAGCTAAGCTGACTATGGTTGCCAGCGTTGTGATGTCATGGCGTTGTGCCGAATGGTTTATGAACCTCGAAGACCCGACAACTGCACAGTCTGCGTTTGTCTCTGTTATAATGGGTGTTATGACAGGTATATACGGGTTGTATCTAGGTAGGGAGGCCAAAGGGAAATGATACAAGCATTGATTGGCCCTGTTACAGGGTTATTAGATAAGTTTATTGAGGACAAGGATCAGAAAGCGAAACTTGCTCATGAGATTGCTACAATGGCTGAAAAGCACGCCCATGAAGCAGCGATGGCGCAAGTTGAAGTTAACAAGCAAGAGGCTAGCCATAGAAGTATTTTTGTTGCTGGTTGGAGGCCTTTTATCGGCTGGACTTGTGGTGTTGCTCTGGCATATCACTTTGTTCTTACAGAAATTATTATCTTTGCTGCTGCATGGTATGGTATAGAAATACCAGAGCTACCTAGCTTTGACATGGACAGCTTAATGACGGTATTATTAGGTATGTTAGGGCTAGGAAGCCTTAGAACTTTCGAGAAATACAAAGGGCTAACAAAATGAACTTAGATCAGTTGCGGCTGGAACTCGCGGAAGACGAGGGCTGCAAGTACGAGATTTATTTAGATCATCTAGGCCTGCCGACAACGGGTATAGGCCACTTGATCACCGAAAACGACGAGGAACACGGCATGTCCGTAGGAACTCCTGTGTCTGAAGAGCGTGTAGCTATGCTTTTTCGTAGAGATATTGCTGTAACGGTAGAAGACTGTAACCGTATGTACGACAACTTTAGCGATATACCAGAAGAAGCACAGTTAATCCTAGCAAATATGATGTTTAATCTTGGATATACAAGGATGAGTAAATTCAAACTGTTACGGGGTGCTGTTGAAGTACGGGACTGGAATGAATGTGCCGCTCAGATGGAAGACTCGAAATGGTTTGATCAGGTACCTAACCGCGCAAAGCGGTTATGCAAGCGTATGAGGGAAGTAACATGAGAAAAGAAGTAAAAGCAAACACTCTAGCCGATGGTAGCATCGAGCCAACACACGTAATTGAGAAGGTGTGCCATGCTTGCGGCTTCGACCTAGATGAATCAGAACTAACAGCAGATACATGCTCTGATTGTGGAGCAGCGTTAACCGTACGTGAGTCTGTTTCTATATCAGTAACGAGTTTGCCACCAGCTTTTGGTGAGACATCCTAATAAGGTGACGCCATGCCTCTACAGAAATTAGCATTTAAAGCAGGAGTTAACAGAGAAAAAACTCGGTACGCAAGCGAAGGTTCTTGGTACGAGAGCGATAAAGTGCGGTTTCGGCAGGGGTTTCCTGAAAAGATAGGCGGGTGGCAGCGTATTTCTGATAATACGTTTGAGGGTGTATGCCGTTCTTTGTTTTCTTGGAGTTCTCTATCTGGTGGGGCGTTTACAGGAGTAGGAACTAACGAGAAGTTCTACATCGAGCAAGGTGGGGTGTATAATGATGTTACCCCATTTCGTGACGAGACTTCCGCTGGAGATGCCACCTTTTCTGCTACAGATGGAAGCACAACTATTACAGTTACTGAGAATGGACACGGCGCTGCTGTGGGTGATTACGTTACTTTCTCAGGGGCAACCAGTCTAGGCGGCAATGTCACTGCTGCTGTGCTAAATACTAACCATGAAATTACTGTAGTCACCGATGCTAATACGTTTGAGATTGAAGTAGCTACAGCGGCTGATGCGTCTGACACAGCTGATGGCGGCACCGCAGCAATAGCAAAATACGAAGTACCTATAGGCACTACCTACGCTGTACCTCTTTCTGGTTGGGGCGGCGGTGAATGGGGCGAGGATGTCTGGGGTACAGGCGGTGCGTCTCTTAGCACATTACGATTGTGGTCACAGAGTAACTTTGGGGAAGACCTAATACTTGGGTATCGCGGTAGCGAGCCGTTTTATTGGGATGCTTCTAGTGGGTTAACAACTAAAGCAGTAAAACTCAGCACTCTGGCGGGCGCTTCTGATACACCAACTAGCCAAAACCAAGTGTTGGTTTCGGACGTTAGCCGTTTCGTGTTTTGTTTTGGGGCAAATCCGTTAGGTAGTTCTACACAAGATACCATGCTTATTAGATGGTCTGACCAAGAAGACGCAGCAAACTGGACACCTGCGGCTACCAACCAAGCTGGGTCTCTTAGACTATCTAGTGGTTCTGAGATTATTGCTGCTAGGCAGGGTCGTCAGGAGATTCTGGTCTGGACTAACTCCGCACTCTATTCACTACAGTATCAAGGCGCACCTATTGTATGGGGCGCACAGGTGCTTGGCGAAAACATTTCTATAGCTTCTCCTAACTCTATGGCTTTCGCAGCCAACACAGCGTTCTGGATGGGGCATGACAACTTCTATGTATATGATGGTAGAGTACGCCCACTGCCTTGTGATGTACGACGCTACATATTTAATGACTTTAACTTCGACCAGTACGACCAAGTATTTGCAGGATCAAATGAGGCTTTCTCTGAGATCTGGTGGTTCTATTGCGCTGAAGGATCTAACAGCAACGATAGATACGTTGTGTATAATTATGTGGATAACATTTGGTACTATGGCAATCTGGACCGCAGTGCGTGGCTGGAGTCAGGTCAGCGTGACAAACCAATAGCCGCTACGTACGGATATAAAATTGTACAACACGAAGTGGGTGTGGATAACGCTGAAAACTCTACCCCCGCTGCTATTCCTGCGTCTATAACCACAGCACAATTTGATGTAGGGGACGGCGACAAGTTTTCTTTTGTATATCAGCTTGTGCCAGATGTTACGTTTGACGGATCTACCGCCTCTACTCCTGCGGCGACGGTGACGTTGACTCCTGCAAACAACTCGGGGTCAGGGTATAACTCACCAGCGTCAGTTGGAGGTAACAGTAGCGGCAGTGTAGTACGCAGTGCAGTTGCGCCGATTGAAGAGTTCACCGAAGAATTAGGTATCAGGGTGCGAGGGCGGCAGCTGAGCTTCAAGATAGAGTCCACCGAATTAGGAGTTACGTGGCAGTTAGGCATCCCTAGAATACATACTAGACTTGACGGACAGCGCTAATGGCTAACGAGATAAACAAACCTACACAGCCAGCTCTGCCTCTACCAGAAGAGCAGTACAACAGACGGTTTTCTGACCAGCTGCATAATGTGCTTCGTTTGTTTTTCGGACAGATAACCACAGCTATCGGTGCTGTATTGTCATCCGACCAGGGCGGTAAGTTTATCTACCAGCCGCATGGTTCGTTCTATTCCTCTACGACATTGAATCTTACTCCTAATACGGACACCGCGGTAAGTTTTGCTCAAGATAGATTTGCTAGCGCAGGTATAACCGCAGAAAACAGTAACCAGCGTATAACTGTAAGTGCAGATGGTGTGTATAAAATAACGGTAGAAGGACTAACTACGGTTGGGAGCGGTACAGGTAGCTTCTATGTTTGGCTACAAAAGAATGGCACAGATATAGATTACAGCACTAGGTATTACCAGATGGACGCTATTAACGGGCAGCAGTATGTAACCTTCAACCTTCAGGTTATGGAGTCTATGGTAGCAGGAGATTACATAACTGTAATCGTAAATGGCACAGGTAATAGCCCTAAAGTAGCCGCATTTACTACTAAGTCAGGTATCGTTGGGGCGCAAATAGAAGTTTCTTTTGTGAGTAATGCGTAATGGAAGTACATGAAATAATAATGCGAAGCCTTCCAGAAGGTACAGACTACCGTACCGCGCTACCTATGATTATAGGTAAATCAGGTATGCAAGGCGCTGACTCGGTGCGTATAGGTAACAGCTTTTTTGTGTTTTACAGAAAAAAGAACGCCGCGCTTATTGAAGGCTATGTGCAGGATACAGGACGCGATGCGCTCCGCAGTATAGTAAAACTTTTAGCGTACTTGCAGAGTAAAGGAATTACCCACGCAACAGCAATTTCAGAACCAGAGCGAGATAGTTTACCGCAAATAGTTAAAGTATTGCAGAAATACTTTGAGGGCACTGACACTTTTGTAGGGATAAAGCCCCCTAGTAAGAATGGTGATAGGCTAATACACATAAAGATTGGCGAAGATACAATCAGGAGGATATAGCCATGTGTGGCGGCTGGATAGGCGATATTATTGACGACACCAAAGAAAATATTGACGATGTCAAAGACACTGTTGTTGATTGGGGCAACGAAGTAATTGACACTGGCTCTGATGTATCTGATTGGATTGTTGACGAAGTTCTCGACCCTATAGTTGAGACTACCGAAGACATATACAAAACTATTGAAGACGACCCCCTGTACAATATCGCTAAGATAACAGCAATAGCAACAGGCAACTCTTGGGCGTTACCCTTAATAGATGGGGCAAAAGTAGCTAACAATGGCGGTGACTGGGAAGACATTGCTAGAGCCGCCGCAAAATCGTACGTAGCTAGCAAAGTAGGGGCTTCTGCTGGTCAATATGCTGGAGACGCCGCAGGACAATACATAACTAACGAAGCGGCAGCAGCAGCCGCACAGGAAGTTGTATCCCAAGCGGTAGGACAAGCTGCTACCACAGCAGTTATAACTGGGGGCGACCTAGAAGCCATAAAAGATTCATTTGTTACAGGCGCAATAACTGGCGGAGTAGGTGCTGGTCTCGACTATATCGAAGCAAATGTTCAGACATACGAAAACCTGCCTCAATCTGCTAAAAACGTAGTGTCTACCTATATTGGCGCGGTAGCTAATAACGAAGATGCCACTCCAGAAATGCTTACTAACGCCGCAGTTAGTGGTTTAATTACAGCCGATATTGTTCAAAAATACTTTGACTCTGATAAGTCTATGACTGACAGGCAACTTGCCGCAGTTACGTCAGGACTAAATAACACTATAGCCGCAGCTATAAACGGCAAACCTCTTAGCCAAGCAGCTATCAATGCCGTATCTCAGTATGGCGCAGCTTCTATGGAAGAGTGGTTAGACACCACAGGCAAAGACCTTATTGATAGAGGGTACGACAGAATTACAGGTTCGTACGGAGACGTAAACGAATCTATCGACCTTATTGAAGGCGAAACAGACACCTATAACGGTCTTATTGACGATTACAACGCAAAAGTCGCGGAACTTACACCTAGATACGATGAGCGCGATAGGTTGTATCAAGAATATGAAGATGCACTAGCCGCAAACCAAGCACAGCCCTCGGAAGCTACAAAGAATGCTGCTTTGGCTGCAAGGGATAGATACCAAGCGTACGCAGACAGGCTCCAATCGGATTACGATAAATCATATAAATCTTACCTAGACAGCACTATGGATAAGATTGAAGCTAGCCGTACCAAACTTGACGGCTACACCGCTACATACGAAACACAGATAGAAGACCTAAAATCTGAAACATACCAAGCACAACTAGCTTTAGACCCTGTAAACGAAGGGCTAAATAAGATTGTTGTAGAAGGTCTGACAGGTGGTGCAGGTAACTTTAATCCTGAAGAATATAAGCAGATTAACGGGCTGGGTGAGGATGACAACGCCTACCAGCATTACCTAGAACAAGGGCGGGCAAATGACGCACCTGTAAATGCACAGGAACACGTTGCTGAGATACAAAAAAGCAAAGACCAGCTTATACAACAGACTATGGGCGAAGCGGGTGTTTCTGTATCAGAGCTTACCGATAATCAGCAACGTGCGATATCAGACTACTTTGGAGCTATGTCTCTAGACGAGCTTAGAAACGCCGACGTAGCAGCTGCTAAAACCGAAGTGCAAGATATTATTCTCCAGCAAAGTAGTGTTTTTCCAGAAGGTGTATCTCAGGAGCAACGAGACCAATTTTTTGCTGATATTGAAGCCGAACTTGGGGGGCGCGACGCTGCGGTGCAGAGTATTGTAAAGCAGCAACCAAACAAATCAATTGCTACAGCCCGTGCAGAAGGTATTACCGATGCCGACATCATATCTGGCAGAGCCACATTCCAGCAAGGAGACGACGGCCTTTGGAGGTGGGATGATATTCGTATATCCGTGCCAATACCTACATATAACGAGGAATTAGGCATATACACCCTAGTCCAAGAAAATATCGAAAATGGTGTGCTTACCTACAAAGAGACTAACCCACTAAACAACCAAGTAGTTGCTGAGTTTCAAGGAACGTACACACAAACTATAGACGGCAAAGATTACTACGCCCAAGTTACTGCTACTGAAGGTGATGGTCAAAATAAACCTGTAATTACGTATGCACAAGCAGCTCGTCCTACCCTAGACCGTCTTGCACAGGAAGATCGTGCCGCGTTTGTTGCTAACATAGGTAGCATGGGGGCGGAGGCGTACCAAGAGCTAGCTGATAAATTTGGCGCTCCTGTTGTAGATTTTGCAACAAACCTAACCAACAGAATATTAGAGCAAGAAGAAGTACAAAATGTCTTAGAAAGTGAGACATTCCGTAATCTATCTGACCTTACAGGGGTATCCGTAGAGGCTGGGGGCGAGCTGTTAAACTCCTTCAACACCTTAGCGTTGCTTGTAGGTATCGACCCTAAGTCCACTCCGCTCGCAGAAGTTGCAAACGACCTAATGGCGCTTGGCGGAGATATGAAATCCGAAGAATGGAAACAAGCGCAAAGAAATATATCTGAGAGAATCGCAAACGCTAACAAAGATATTGATCCTGATGCTTCTGCATGGGAGCGAGCGTTTAATACAGTAACAGCTATCGGCGGTGCTGCACTTACTAATCCTGGAGTATTTGCAGGGGAATACATATTCAAAGAGATCGTTCAGGAAGTACCCATCTTCCTTGCTAGCGGCGGGGTAGGTAATGTTACTCGGCGTATGTTCCAAGAAGCAGGTGAGCAGTTTGCCGCAGACTTAGGTAAAAAAGCTGCGTTAAGTTCTGCGCTAGTGCTAGATACTGCCGAATCTTTCGGCGGCACTGCTATGGGTGCATATGATGAAGCCCTGCAAGTTGCTTTGAACTCTGGGATGAACGAAGCAGATGCTCAAGCCTATGCGGTAGATAAAGCAATTACTGCTGGGGGTATTTCTGCACTTACTTCTTTAGCCACAGGTGGTGTAGGAGCAGGACGTATCAATGAAGCAGTATTCAACGGTAGAAAAGGCGCAACGTTCGATAAAGCGTACGCAGCTGTTGGTGCAGAAACTCTCTCAGAAGGATTAGAAGAAGCACTTCCACAGGCGTACCTAGAAACACAATTTGTACAGTTAGATCCTAGCAGAGACAGCGTAGGTAACGTTACAGCTAACGCTATGCTTGGTATGATCGGCGGTTTCGGCGTATCTAGCACCATATATGGTACTACATTCTCGAATGACGCTGTTACAAACGCTGTGCAGATATTCAATCCGCAAGTTCGTAATGTAGTATATACCGCTCCAAATACCCAAGAAGGGGCGACACAAGCGCAGCAACAACTCGCAGATTTAGGCCTCACTGATAATGTGCTGCAAACTAACCTGCTAAACAACGTGTTCGATGCAGGATATACCACTACAGACGAGGCCTACAACGCGTACCAAGCTACCAATACTGGGTACGCTCCTACACAGGAAGATGTTAACAGGTTTGTCGGTGCAGGTGACACCACTCAGCAGATCAACGAATACGTAGCAGACCGCACCACTACCGATGCAGATGAGGCTAGACAATACTTTACTGATTTAGGGTATACAGCCACAGAAGATCAAATAAATCAGTTTGTTGGCAATACTTTTGAAGATACTGCTCGAACTAATATTGGTGAATACGTGGCTCCTAGACAGACCACTGCCGATTACGTTCGGGAACAGCTATCGCAGTACGGGTACAATCCTACAGATGAGGAAGTAAATCGGTTTGTAGGTTACGGCACCGAGGATACATTTAAACAGGATAAGACTCAGGAAATAACTGAGTACCTAGACCCGTTTGTAAACACAGAGCAAGAAGTTCGTCAGATATATAGTGACCTCGGCTTGGATAATGTACTGCAAGAAGACGTTGATAGGTTCACTGGCACTGTAAATGTGGGGCAGGACTTAACATCTGACATACAAAACTACCAAAACACAGCCGCTACTAACTTACTAACACAACAAGTAAACAACCTTACTACGCAATTAGAGACGGCGCAGCAGCAACAACAGGACACGCAACAGCAGCAGCAACAACAGCAAAACACACAAACACAAAATTTGGTTACAAATTTGGTGCAAAATCTGGTACAAAGAGAAGAAGACGCTGCGGGTGGTGCACTAAAGCAGAATTTGATGGGAAGAGGTCTATTAGGCGGTGGAATGGGCGAAGTAGTTACACCTGACCCTGCGCAGATAGATTACCTGTATGATTTTAGTAGTATTTTTGCAAACCCTAGCCAAGAGAGTATGTTTCTTAGCCCATATGCAGAGGGTGGACAAGTAAGTAGCACAGACAGATTATTAGGTATTATTAACAATGAGTAATGACGGATTATTATCTATAGATATCATCAAAAACATATCTTCAGATGTTAAACGCAGTATCTTAGAGAAAGGTACAACTCAGGGGGTGCAGAGTCTTACTGACAGAGAAAAGCTGGTGTATGATACTATGATAAACAACCAATATAACGGCATTAGAAATTTTAATGCAGGGGGTATTACCGACCCACAATATACTATTGACCCTGCGTTCTACGATTCTCCTGAGTATAAAGGCATCCAACGAGGTATGCCTACACTGCAAGCGTTTACTTACTCTCCGTACTTCGGCATGGCTAGTAACTCGGGCATCAGGGCGCAAGATCAAGCGTATAAAGCGTATGCACAGCGCGTAGGTTTTGACCCTAATACTAATTATATCGCACCGAACCCTCCACAGTCTCAATTTACCCCAGTAACTACACCTAAATCAGGTATCGAGACCGCAGATGGGTCGCCTGTGTACACGAATAACCCTACTTTGCAACAACCAGCGGGCACTACAGATTATAATTTAGTGTATAGTGGGCAGGATCTACGAGATATGGGTATGGCTAGAGGGATGTCACAAGACTATGTGAACAGCCTTACCCGAGAGCAAATGATATCAGCGTTAGAAGCTAGCGATGCTACTTCAAACACAGCGCAACAGTCCACTACTGATCAGCTAGTATCAGAAATTACGCGAGCACAACCAACACCAGAGCCAGCTTCAACGCAAGCGCAGCCAACACCAGAACCAACACCAGAACCAACACCAGAACCAACACCAGAGCCAGCAGCTGAAGCGGTGACAACATCAATACCAGCAGAGCAGCCAGCTCCAGTAGGTGTAGGCGCCGATCCACGTAATACAGGTGTGGTATTTGATCCAAATGCAGGGTCAAACGTAGCCGCAGAAAACCAACAGAATACGCAGTCTGGCACCAGCGCCACGACCCCTAATGAAGAAAAATCTGATATAAACTTGGGCGATCTCGGTGAGGCTGCGTTACCTATGCTAGGGCTTGCTGCCGTTGATTTTCTCGATGGAGACGGGGAACTTAATTTTGGCGCGATATTAAGTGGCGGTGCAGCTATTGGCTCAGCTCTTGGGCTTGACTTGTATGATAAACTAGATAGCAGTGGCGCTGATAAAGTTGGGTATCAAGGTACTATACCTACATATGCCGCTACTCGCCAACAAGTTCCTGTGGATTACTCTACTGGGCGTCGGCCTGGAGCAGGTGGTAGACGTTACTTTACCGACATGCGGTACACCGCACCTTCAGGCATAGCAGGAGCACGCCAAGCATCACAAGCAGATGCTACAGCATTACGGCAGATGAACGAAGCTAACCCACTGAACCAACCGCCTGTACAGGCTATGAATATGGGGGGTATCGCAGGGGCAGCATCACGGTATCTAAATAGCTCTGCTGATGGTATGGCAGACACAATCCCAAGCAGCATCGACAATAGAGACCCTGCGGCGCTGTCTGGAGGCGAATTTGTAGTAGCAGCTGACGTTGTTAGCGGGCTAGGTAATGGCAACTCTAACGCGGGCGCAAAACAGCTCTATGACATGATGGATAGGGTGCGTAAGGCAAGAACAGGCACAACAAAACAAGGCAAGCAGATTAAACCTAATTCTGTAATGCCTGTGTGAGGTAGATATGGCAACAGTAGATACTAGTACATCAGCAGGAAGCACAGAGGGGCAGGGTACATCCTCGACCACACAGCAGACCGTTACTGATCCGCTAATCGGCAAAAAGACTGGTACCGAATCGTCTCTATCTAACTGGGTTGGCCCTTATGTTACTGACATGCTTGGCAGAGGTCAGGCACTTGCTAACGAAGGGTATCAGGCTTATACAGGCCCTCTTACAGCAGGGGCTTCTGATTTACAGCAGCAGGCGTTTAACGCTGCGTCTGGGCTAGCTTCTGCCTATATGCCAACTGAAGACACAATGCAGGCCTACACTCCACAGTCTTTTACCGCTGATGGCGTTGCTGAACAGTACATGAACCCGTACTTAATGGCTGCTCTGCAACCGCAAATAGATGAGGCTCGTAGACAAGCAGAAATACAACGAGTAGAAAACGCGGGTAGACTAACTAGAGCAGGTGCATTTGGTGGTTCTCGTCAGGCTATTATGGAGTCAGAAGGGGATCGTAACCTTATGACAAACCTTGCCAATATCACAGGGCGGGGTTACGCAGACGCGTATAATCAGGCGCAGCAGCAGTTCAACGCAGAACAAGCAAGGCAGCAGGCAGCTAGCCAACAAGGTATGGATCAAGGACTAGCCGCACTTCAGGCTATGGCTAATCTCGGCTCTGTACAGCGTGGTATAGAAAGCGAAGGCATGGCGGCAGATTACAATCAATTTAGAGAAGAGCGAGATTTTCCATATAAACAAGTGCAGTATATGCAGTCGCTCCTACAAGGATTACCACTTGCTGCGCAGAACTATTCGTATCAGCAACCTACCGCGCTGTCTGAAGCAGCGGGCACAGCCGCAGGTATGGAAGGATTATACGACATATTTAATTACACAGATGCTAGCGGGGCGGAGAAAAACTACGTTGGCGATTTGTTTGGCAAAGGTAAAGACTTTGTTGCAGGGCTGTTTGACTAAGGAGCGTATCAATGCAAGGTGTGGATGATCAAATTAAAAGTCGCATGGATGCGTTTCGTGGTAACGAGCAGAAACTAGCGCAAAGATATCAAGCTAGCCAAGAACTTCTTGACCTGTTAGCCCTGCAAAAACTTAAGTCTGAGAAAGACGAAGTTGCTCGCAGTATGCAGATGCAGATGCAGAACAGCCCACAGACTATTAAACAGCAGCGCGAAGCTGAGATGGTGCAGGCTAGCAAACAAGATATAGCAAAGGGCGTTATGGGCGCACTACAGCAAAAGCAAGCGCAACAACAAGCTAACCTACAACGTATCGCGCAGTCTGGTGTCGCTGGGCGGGCTCCTACTATGCGTATGGCTGAAGGTGGTATTGTGGGTTTTGCTCCTGGTGGTGCCGTGGACTTTAACGATTTTGATGAGGCTATGAGTTACCAAGATCGTGTTGATTTAATCAACGCTATGGATATACCTGAAGATGAGAAAGTGGCTTTGCTACAAAAATTAAGCCAAGAAGCTACGCAAACTAAAGATGCCCCCACCCCTGCTGAAAACCGTCTGATGCTAGACAAAGATGATCTGGTCATGCCTGATATGTCAAGTGTACCTGCCTTTCCTGACAATATAGACCCAGAATCATTAAAAGTAGATTATTCTTCAAACCCCTATACCGAAACTGCTGCGGCGGGCATAACAACATTAGCGGGCACAGATCCAAACCAAGCGTTTGATGACATGTACGACAGACAAATGGACAAGGGCGCACGTACATTGGGTGAGGAACTACAAGTAGCGAACTTACAAAGCGAACGTCAAGGTATAGAAAAAGCGCTTTTGGATCCAGACAAGCTAGCAAAAGACCGCCGTATGGCTACACTTATCGGTATGGCAGGTAAATCTACTCTTGGCCTTACAGGTGCAGGTGGCGCAGCAGGTGCTATGAACGCACAACGCACACAAGAGCGTGCTAGAACCAAACTGTTTAACGAGCGCGAAGATGCGTTTATGGATGAGCTAAACAGATCACAAGATATCAGAAGAGAAGCCGCTGGACGAGCAGGTACAGCTTATAGCGATGCCTCTGCCGACAGACGGGCAGGCATACAGTCAGCAGCAACTATGGCTACAGGGTATGACGACAAGCTGACCTCAGAAGCAGAAATGGTCCTCAACGCTAAAATAGCTAATCAGAACACCGACTTGGCGCGGCGCAAAGAAGCAGTACAGTCAGCTAGAGATGCAGCTTCTAATGCGAACAAAACTCTTGTTACAAACATTGCTACCGAACTGTCTCTCTTACGTACTCAAGTTGAAAAAGAGCGCAACAGTCTGACTGCACAAGGCAACATGTATCAGTATCTTACTACCGCTATGTCAAATGTATCGGCAAAGATAACCTCTGCGGAGACAGCATTGAGAGATGCCGCAAACGTCGCTATTGCAGAGATAGATGCCGATATGAAGCTGGACGACACGGCTAAAGCGAAAGCGAAGCTAGAAATTAGACAGCAACTAAAAACAGATATCAATGCGGCTACCGCAGATGCTACTAAGTTGTTAAACCAGCTAATGCAAGATCAACAGGCCGCTGCGGGGCAGATAAATACTAGGACTGCTAGTGGTTCAAGACAGTTTAAAGTAATACGATAGGTAGTTGCTATGCGTAGGTATAATATCGAAGGGCCTGATGGCGAAATTTACACCATCGAAGGGCCTGATGACGCTACCGACGATGAGCTAATTGCTGCGTTACAGCGAGACCTTGCGGCTCAATCTGCGCCTATTTTTGGTACACAATCAACTACCAGTGCTGGCCCATCCCCAGAAGAATTATACGAGCGCGACTTAGCCGCTGCATTAGAAAAGAAAAAACAAGCTGAGCTAGACGATCAAGGGATGTTTGAGTCTCTTGCTAAAGGTGCTTCTGAAGGCTTTACTAGCACAGGTGCGTCTGTTGTTGAAGGTGGCGCTTCCCTACTCCTAGATGAGCAAGGCGAAAAAAGTGTTGAAAGGCAGCTAGACCGTTTTAGAGATGCCACCACATATGATGTTGCAGACAGAGATAGCCTATCGTACTTGCTAGGGTCTGGGCTTGGGTCTATTGCTGGCTTTTTAGCCCCAGCTGCGGCAGTGGCTTTAGGAGCGCCCGCATTAGGTGCAGGGGCGGGAGTTACTAGTGCGATAGGTCTTGGTGTCGGTGCTGCTATGGGTGTCGGTGCGGGTGTTGGTGAGGCTAGTAGTCGAGCTAGAGCTTTCGGTGCAACGAAAGAGGAAGAAGAGCAGGCTGAAAGATTAGGTGGGCTAGTCGGAGCCACTGAAGTAATACCATTTGTTAGGTTCTTAAACAAACTTCCTGGGGTAAACAAAGTACTACAGAGAGTGCTTGTAAACGGACCTACTGACACGCTTAGGAAAAAAGCACGATCCGCACTTAGCACAGGCGGATTAGAAGCAGCGCAGGAATTTGGTGCGGCGTTAGCACAGAACGCGATTGAGCAAGGGTACAATCCTGAAGCAGACTTCTTTAACGAAGAAGCAATTAAAGAGGCTCAAGCTGGCGGTATGGCTGGCGCAGTATTTCAGGGTGCTATAGACTTCTTACAAGGAAGAAAAGGCAGAACTTCTAGGTCGCAAGACGAACTAGCTAGATTAGCAGAAGATCCTAACTTACAGCCTGACGCAATGACCGATCAGGATGAAGAAGTACAAGCACAGCAGCGCACACCTACTCCGCTCCCCGCAAATTTAACACAGGGTGAGTTATTTACAGGACAAGATCTAGGTACCCGACAAGATCCACCAGCAGGGACAGTGGAAGAAACTGTAGCATTGGAGCGTATGCTTGATGAGGAGCAAGACGCAGAAGCCCGTGCAGACATACAAAGACGCCTCGATGAGAGCAATATGCGGATTCGGGACGAACAACAGTTTAACGAGGTAGTTCGTGAGAACCAGAGAGCCGAACTAGAGTTAGAAGCTGCGCGTAAAGATTCTAGGCAGCAATCTCTTGCACTCGACGCTGCCGAAACGGATAGCGAGGGAGGTGCAGATGTACGAGCTAGACGAGATGGACGACCTGATAGTGGAAGAAGAGATCCTGTACCTACCAGTCCTGTCGCAGAAGAATCTAGAAGAAGCACTGAGGATGGTGTACTGGAGCTGGAGCAAGCTGCCAGAGCCGAGCGAGTTCCCGAAAGCACTACAGAAGCTGGAGCCAGACGACTGGATCGCCCTGAACTATTACCTCGCAGAGATAATGTCAGACAAGGACAGCTCGACGATACACTAGACCAACCAGTCGCCGCTGCCGAAACTGACCGCGATACCTTTGACCCTGCGGAACTCGTGCAGCGTTTGGCGGCAGATAGGGAACGCGCTCGCGTGCCAGAACCTGTTGGTGCAGACTTAACAACCCCACAAACCGTTACACCATCGCCAGAACTTCAAGAGTCCACAATGTCAGGGCAAGAAGTTATAGAGCGTATTACAAAAGCAAAAGCTAACGCCCAAGTAGCTGCGGCTAAGAAAGCGCAAAAGGCCGCAAAAGCTGCTCCTGTGCCTGTTACAAAAGCTAAAGTAGCCCAACCAAAAGTAACCGCAGCTGCGAAAAAGAAAGCCGCTAAAGCCGCGCAAGCGAAAGTAGATAAGGCCGCACGCCAAACTACAGCCCAAGCGTTAAAAGACGAGGTAAAGGCTCTTAACAAGATATCAAAGCGGGCAAAAGTTGAGAAAGCTGTAGCACCTACAGAAGTCCGTGCGGAATCATCTAAGCTAGAGTTTTACACACAGCCAAAACTAGGCCCTGCGTCTGTAGAGGACACAGATAAAGTTATTTCTTTGGTGAAAACAAAACTAAAAAAGCAGCGTTCTAAGAAACAAGAAACACCAGAAGCCGCTCAAGAACGTGACGCACAAAAATACTTTTCTACCCACGAAAGTGCTAACGATGCGCTAGAAGCCATAGCCCACGAATCTATTTTTGGTAACGACCAAGAACAAACTACTGCACAGGATTCCCCAGGGGCTCGGCAGTATTTCGCTGGTAAAGGGAAGCAAGCCGCTAATAACGCTAAAGAATGGGTACGTAAAAATCTAAGCCCTGAAGCTAACAAAACTTTAGATGAGCTGGTTGAACAGCAAGAAGAATCGTTCTCCGACCAAAAACGGAAAGAAAGTACCAGACGAGACAAGGTAGCAGAACAGCGTAAGATAGAAGCGAAGAAAGCTAAAGAATACGCTAAAGAGGTACAGAAAGACCTTAAAGAGTTTAATGCGCGATTCACAGGCGCTGATTTCCGTGAAACTCTTAGCGACCTAGACGACCTAGATTTCTTACCAGACTTTCTCGATGCCGATGCTATAATGGCGCTGGATACCCCTGTACACCCAACTATAAAGAAGTTGTTAGAAGCAGGAGAACTTGGTGAGGCCCTGGCAGCGTTGTCGGCTACGTCACCAGATCCTAACGTACGTAAGATAGCCTCGAAGCTGCAAAAATATGTTGGGGATACAAAAGTAGAAGTAACAGGTCTTATCCGTATGCCTAATGGCAAGCTCGGTGCAGGTATGTTTGACCCTAAGACCAACACTATTACGCTTGATGCCGAAATAGGTATGAATCCGCATACTATCCTACACGAGATGGTGCACGCTGCAACTAATGCTACACTTGCCAACAAGTCGCACCCTATAACTAAACAGCTGACCAAGTTGTTTAACGAAGTAAAAGACGTGCTGGATACCTACTATGGCGCTCAGTCTGTGGATGAATTTGTAGCAGAAGCTATGACTAACCCTGAGTTCCAAGCAAAGCTAGGTGGTATCCATCCAGACGGCAAGCCTATAAGCGCACTACAACGTTTTCTCAATACATTAACTAACTTCGTACGTAACCTTGTAGGTCTCGACTCTAAGAAGATAGGTTCTGCACAGGACAAGTTTGACGGTCTTGTTGACGGACTGTTAGCGGTATCGCCTGAGACTAGAAACGCTGGCCTACTATATATGGCAGGTACACCAGATGGTATTAGTCAAATAGCACAGCAAGGCGTGGCCTCCTCTGAAACGGGTAAATTCTTAGGTGGCGTGCAAAGTGGGCGAGGTACTAAGCCAGCAAACAAACTGTTAGATATTTTCCTGACCAGCAACACAAAAATCAAGAACCTTGCTATGGGTCTTGTAGGCACAAAGTCTATGGGCGATATAGCTAACTTAGTAGGGCTGGGGAACATCGGGGCAAGAATCCACAAGGCCATAGAAGAACAACGTGGGGCGATAAACGATTCTGATAAAGTTGTAAACGATTTTATCCGTGAAAAATGGGCGCCGTGGGCAAAGGCAAACCCCACAAAGAAAACAGCACTAGACCGTGTAATCTACAACGGTAAGTACGGAGCTACACTGTATCAGGTAGACCCACAGCGAGCGCGGTCGAACTACGAAAACAAGGACGGCACACCGCGAATCGACAAGGATGGTAACAATCTAGCTGAGATATGGGATATGCAACGTAGGGATTGGGATGCTCTCGGTGCAGATGGCAAGAAGATGTATCAGCAGATACGTGAATTGTATTCTAAGCAATACGCAGAGTTGAAATCTGTAATCTTTGGCGAAATCGACAGCATGACCAAAGATATGCAAGACGGAAAAGCAAGAGCTAAAAAACTGAAGAATGATATCTTTGCTCGTTTGTTTGCATCGGGGTCATTAGAAGTGTATTTCCCTCTTGTTCGTGAAGGCCAATACACACTGAAAGTAATCAACAAAGCGGCACAAAGCCCTGAAGAGTCCTACGCGTTTTTCGCATACACAAGTATTAGTGAGAGAGACGCTTTTGCAAGAGAACTACGTAAAGACCCTAACTTGACTGTAGAAACAGAGGACACACAAACTAGTAAGTTCTTCGAGCAAACTCCGCCTAGCTCCTTTGTTAGGCAGACTTTTGAATTGCTGGATAGCACTAACGTTGACCCGATAGTTAAAGAGCGGTTTATGCGGCTGTTCGTAGATACTCTTCCTGAAACTTCTTTTGCTAAGTCACTGCAAAAACGTAAAGGAACTGCTGGGTTTATCGAAGACACAGGCCTAGCTCTACAAACTAAAGCGTATGATATCGGTAGACAGGCGGTAAAACTAAAGTACGGTGTCACGTTTAGAGAGTTGCAGAAAGAATTAGAAGGCATCAAGCCTACCGACCCCCCTGCCGCTGGCATGAAAGGTTTTAAGCAGAAGCTAGCCGCTGATGTACAGAATGTTAAAGTAGAGCTTACTAACCGCTTAGATTTTGCGCGTAACGGTGCTAAGAACAAGCAACGCGAGCCGTTCGTAAAGGGGGCTAATCAACTCGCCTTTTTATATACAATCGGGTTCAACACATCGTCAGCGATAATTAACTTATCTCAGATACCGTTGTTTGCCGCCCCTTATATGGCGGCTAGGCATGGTATGGACGACACTATAGGCGCTATATCCGAAGCTACAAATATGTCTAAACTTGTCGTAGGGCTACCTAAACAGCGCAGGATCTTTGGTAACAAAGACAAACCAGAACAAGTTGATGAGTACTTCGATGTCGACAAAGACGGTAACTACACTCTCAAAGAGGGTCTAGACTACCTGACTAACGAAGAGAAACAAATCCTAAAAGCCTATACACCCATAATTAAGGCGGCGGCAGAAAGAGGGTACTTAGCGCGGTCGTTCCTGCTGGATAATCTCGGCCTTGATGAGAGTGCTAGAGCAAAAGGTTTAGCGGATAAAACCGTAGAGTTGTCAGCATTTGGTTTTAACATAGTGGAGAAGTTTAACAGACAAACCATACTGTTTGCTAACTACAGGTTGCTAAGAAAAGAGATAGATACCAAACCTCGTATATTCTCTGAAGTAGAAGGTAAATATATAAACACTAACGACCTAACCACTGCGCAGAAAAACGAGTTAGCTACATCTGAAGCTATCTACCAAGCAGAGCAACTTAACGGTGGCCTAGCTCTCGAAACTGCACCGAGATTATCTCAAGAAGGGCTGGGGCGTATCGCTCTTATGTATAAGAGTTATGGTCTTAATATGTACTACACTATGTTCAAATCTGCACTCAGAGCGATAGATTACAGCTCTACTGGAGATCCTGAACTACGGGCGTTAGCACGTAAACAACTAGTTAGTATGCACGGTGCGGCCTTGTTCTTTGCGGGGGTACATGGATTGCCTTTATACGGTGTAATATCTTCACTGTACGACCTTATGTTCACTGAAGACGATGAGGAAGACTTCGATACTATCGTGCGTAAATCTATTGGGGAGGGTTGGTATAAAGGAGCCCTTAACCAACTGACTGGTGTAGACATAGCGTCACGCGCTAAACTTACTGACCTCGTGGTGCAAGAGAACAGATATAACGAGGACGCATCTTTAGAGGAAACTATTGGCTTCTATTTTGGGGGCCCGTTCTTAAGTACATTGGGCAGAGGTGTTAGAGCAGGTAATGACTTGCTGAACGGAGATATCGAACGAGGGATTGAAGGCTTCTTACCCCCTGCTGTTGCTAACGCATACACTTCACTAGTCGGGCGGCTACAAAGAGACGGTGCGTTCAAGACAAGACGTGGTGATATAATTCTGGACGATATAACTCTAACTGAGCATTTCGGTAAGTTCTTAGGGTTTACCCCTGCACGATATAACTTTGAACAGGAAAGAAACCGTTCTCTAAAAGGCATAGAGCGGAGCATCTTGGAACAACGCACGAAGCTGTTACGGCGTTTCTATATGGCGATAAGGGCTGGTAGTCCGTATGACCGTACAAAGGCTTTGAAAGACATAGAGAAGTTTAACAAAAAACATGCCGCAAAAGGTGCAGGTATTGACAGCAAAACTATAAACAAATCTATCGAGACTCATATAAAGACAAGTAAGAATATGCACAACGGCATCACTCTTAGCCCAATGCTACGCGCCTCGCTACTCCAGTACTCCCGTGAGTGGGAATAAAATACCCCCTACTGCCGTCATCAAACAGTAGGGGGCTTTGGAGAAACGACATGACCAAAGAAGAAAAAGGTCTGTCGAAAACAGTCTATCATACAAATCTCCACACACGAAGACCTAATTTACCGTCCTCAATCCTGACCTTCTGCTTAATTTGCCAACCTTTTTCGTTAGTTATGGCCTTTATTTGACGTGATGCTTTTTCGGTATTTAGGCAAGGTACAAATATTGATGTGCCTACCGACATATTATCCCAAGATATAGTTATCTTTACACCGTCTGGGTTTAGGTCATTCTTCCTGAGTATTCCCTGTTTCATCCACGCCTTCTATATCACAGTGGACAACATAGCATGACGTTGGCGGCAGGCTCATGTTCGTGCCTTTACTCAACCGCACCTTCTTCTGCTGGGCGCCCATCTTAGTTTTTAAATCCTGTATAAACATACCGTAGTGTATCTGCTGTTCTACACACCACGCCTTCAAAGGTTTAGGTAGTAAGTAGGCGCGTTTTACATCGGTCTCATACCGCGCTATCAGCTTGCCCCTCGGCAGTATTTCTGGCGTGATGAGCGAGTCCAGCCCACCGTTGTCCACAGCCTTGCCGCGTAGGTCGTCCGTGCTTTTAATCCACAGCACATTGCCCCAATGTTCGTGCATATAATCATTCAGGGTCTGTTCTACGGATACGTCCATATCTTTGACACCACGTACGTTCTGCTTCAGAGTGTCCACCACCCATGCAAACAGCTGTTTAGTATCATATGATACAAAGCCCAACTGCTTGGCGATTAGAATACCCACAATGGGCATCGTACCTGCAACAGACCAGAACCTGTTGGCGGCTTCTAGCCCAGCCTGTTCATCGAGACGTAGCTGGACCTGGTTTATGAGTTTTTTAACTTCGTCTAGATTTCTTATCACGTATTGTATGTACTGCTCCGCCGCCAGGCCGTAGTTATTGGCAACTTTATGCTGTAGTGCATCGGTCTGCTCTTTTGGTGGCAGTTCCATCTTAGGCACATTTACCTCTAGCATCCGCTGTGCCTCTGCTGTCGGCATAGCTTTCGCACCGCTAATCTTTTCCCACATACTAGCGTTTGCCGATGTCACTGCTAACAGTTTCCACGGCTCGCCCCGATAACGTTCTGTATTGCTACCACTGGACATACGCCCACGTTGCTTACCGCTAGTAAGCTGATACACAATATCGGACAACTCCCACGCCCTAGCGTTAGTAAGTTCGTCCATATACAGCGGAAGACTATGGTATATCTCGCCCCTGTGCATACGGGTGTTGTGCGTGTCGTTTTGCGATGTCAGCAAGTTCTTCGGGTTGCCCCATAAACTTAGCCCTGCTTCCATAGCCGTAGTTTTACCCACGCCTGACTTGCCGTACAGGTGGATACCAGCGCAGTTTATAGACGATAACTCCATCAAAGCCGAACCAAATGACGCACCGATAACAAACTGATGTAACTGAAAACCGTCTTTGTTGTAGAAGTTCAGCATTGACTTCCATTCTTCTATGTCACCTCTAGGCTCGAATGACGGTAGAAGGCTGGCAGTGTGCGAAGTAGGCGGGTTAGGCTCGGTGCTGTCGGCATGGATAATCCTATCCCCCAAAACAAACGAGGTGCATTTCTCATCCGTCCACCCAAACTGGCGGTGTGCTTTGTCAGCCTTAGAAGTAGTCTGTAACTCGTTTACCCATGATGTTACGTAAGTCATAAGCGGATCCATTCTTGTGACAGCCACCCCTTCCATAGCCATAGCTTTGCGAAACTCTTCTTTTGAGGTGACAGAAGTTAGCGGCACAGTAAACTCGCGCACCCCGTCTTGCGGCAGGTGCAGTCGCATAACTATAGCCTCTCCAAGTTCGGGGTCACGTAACCTACGCACAACGTATATATCATTGTGATATATCAGTGTTTCGTCCATGTCGCCTTCAGCGTTGGTAGTGCGAGTGTACACCCCACCATTTGCGCCACGAAAATACGGGCGTGGGTATGGCGGAATGACGTACTGTTTTGTTAGGGAGTTCCCTAACTCTTCTTCCACTACCTCGTCTGGTTCGGCTTCCTTAATTTGTTGCCCTAACGTAATTGGCGACTTAATTTTGCCCCAATTCGGACAGTTAACGCAAACCCCAGCGTTAAACTCATCAAACTTAGCACAGGTGTACGGACCTTTTATAAGTTCTATCTTCTTGATAGTATCTTCTCGTGTGTACTCAGGATGGTCTTTCGATATAGCGTGAGCCGCTTTCTCTCCGTCCGTACAAAACTTTGCGATGGATAGCCCTGCCCTCCAAAGTGGTTCGCTAACCTCTGCTTGGTTTGTCACCACT